ACTTTCATTTAACCAAAATGCAATATCTTTATGGCAAGGAGGATATTTTGAATATTCTTGAAATTCTACAATGTCACCAGAATAAAATTGCTTTAAAAACCTTTCATCCGTTGTCCAAAAATATCTAATGTCTGGTATATTAAACAAAATCATAGCAAGTCTTTCAAGTCCTAAGCCAAAAGCCCATGCTTTTTTATTTTTAAGACCACAATTTTCCATAATTTTACTCTGAACAATTCCTCCTCCCATTATTTCTAGCCAATTACCATTGAATTTAACTTCAATCTCTAAAGATGGGTCTGTAAATGGGAAGTAGTCTTCATTAAATCTATATTCACACCCAGGAAACAAATACTCTACTAGGCCTATTAGTTTTTTTTTAAACTCTTCTTCTACATCTTCACTATCTTCAACTATACAAACTCCTTCCATTTGGTGAAAAACAGGATAATGACAATTATCTATTTCATCTTTTCTATAAACATCACCAGTAACAAGAAACTTACTATAGCCTTTTAATAAAAGCTCATTTTGATGAGCTGAAGTATGAGTTCTTAAGCATGTGTCTTCATCAAAATAATATGTGTCAGAAAAACTTCTTGCTGGGTGGTTTGGGGGGATTAATAATTTATCAAAATTTTCAACAACATCTACTTTAGAGTTTAAGTCATCAAAAGTTTTAAATTCTTGTCCAAAGTATTTATAAATTCTTTTTTTAATAATCTCAATAGGATGATTTTTTGTATTATGAATATTTCTATTCATCTTTTCTCTTATTGACTTTGTAATGTTGTAATTTTTTACATTTCCCATTTTACAAGATTTGATTTATTTAATACAAATTTATAAAATTTTTTTTATTATAAAAAAGATTTATTTTTTTATTGAAAATTAAGATTTATAATATTTAAAATATCTTCATCAAAATCTTCTTCAAATCCACTTGCGTATATTGCAAACTCAGTTATTGCTTTCATATATTCGTTTGATGGATTTTCATTTGCCTTTCCTCTAACTTGAGTTACAGAACTTGTTTTTATGTCAACCTCTATAGTTACGTGTGGTTGATTTTTCATGTCTCTCATAGATATTATTAAAGAATGACCTTTTAATATTTTTTGTCCATAACTTGAAACACAATTTTTCATAACACTTCCTTCTAAAGCTAATTCAGAAGAGTTTAATAGTTTAAAGAAATACTTTTTGTTTTTAGTTGTATATATTATTGTTTCTTCATCTATCTTTTTGTTTGGATGCTTTTTTATATCTTTAAACTCTAGGCTATTATGCCAATCTCTAGAGTTTTTAAAAGCTTCATTAAATGACAAAGAAAAGATGTCAGGCCTTTCTTTTGTTGCCCAATCTATTATATACTGAAAATCATGAGCCCTATCTAATAGGTCTAAATTTTTAGAAACTTCTCTGCCAATCCATACATCATATTTATGTGAGCCACAAATTCTACCTATTTCAGAAACTAATTTGGTGGTATGGTGGTCTAGTCCCATACTTTTCATTATTTCCTTCTCTCTTTTTGTAGCTTTATTTTTTGACATTAAAAAATGTTTATTATTAAAATATATTCTTTATCTTCCTTAATATTAGGATTTTTTTCTAAAGAATAAGAGCCAGAATAATCTTTAGAGTCTTTTAATGTAATTCCTCTTATTTTATTTGTTTTGTTAAAACAAAAAGTAGAATTATTTTCATTTATTTGAAAATTTGTTATTGTATAACATTTCATTACAACTCTTAATTTATGTTGTAACGTAGAAGACAATCTTCTTTCAGCGCTTCTGTTAGATATTTCAAAACTTCTTGTAGTCAAAGGTTAACTTTTACTTTTTAGTTCTTTTTTTTTGCTTTTTAGTTTTTGGTCTACCTCTTTTAGGTTTGTTTTTTGAACCTTTTGGTCTACCGCCTTTATTTTTGATTTCCACAGAATCTTCTGGGACTATAACTTCCACTTCTATAGGCTTATCAACATTTAGCTCTTCTTTTAGTGAGTTATCGTGGATTTCTTCAATAGCAGAAACATCTTCTTCTTTTGTGAAAATCTTAACAACAGTTTTAAGTGTTTTCTTTACTTTTTCAACAATGCTAATGTTGTTATAGACTTTATAATAAGAATAATTTTTAGGAAGGTCTTCTTGAGTTATTTTTAGTATTCTCTTTTTTTCGTATAATCTTAATATACTATTATTGCCTTTATGTTCTATGTAGATGTATTCTCCAGATTTTAGAGTTAAATTGATATTGCTACCATCTTTTTTTAAAAAAGGCAACCTTACATCCTGAGGTATTGAGCCAGTTTCATTTGTGATATTTGTTACTTTCATAATGTTTTTATTTACTATGCAATATAACAAATAAAAACAAAAAATAAAGTATTATGAAGTGATTTATTTATTTACAATTAGGATTTTTTACAAAAACCATAGAATTTAAATCTAATATAAAATTTTTGCTTTCATTTAAAAAGTCTTTTTCGTAAAACTTTTGAACTATACCAAATACACTACCTGGCCTTTCAACTTCTACTGTTTTTTCTGATTCATTTTCTTTAGACTTAGAAACAGATTCATTAATTGTTTTTTTGTTGTCTTCAATATAAAAATTACCAGAACCTTCTATGTTTTCAAAAACTTCATTTAATTCTTCAGATTCTTTTATTGTTTCAAACTTATTAAACAAAGAAAGTTTACTCCATCTTTCTTTTTCGTATTCAGAATTTGTTTTTTCTGTAACAATATATCTCTTATTTACTCCTTTGCTTTTGTTTTCTAATGAAGATGAGAATTTTCTTTTGTTAAGCCTTTCTTTTTTAGCACTTTCAGCAAGACCCATTCTTTTCATTTTATCGTGGTCTCTACCTACTCCACTAGTTCTTTCCCACTCCTCTTTGCTATTAGGCTTTACGAAAGGCATTCCTAATGGATGAGTGTTTGGGTCAACCTTAACAACTTGAGTGTATGGCTTACTTGCATTTGCACTTACATCTTCTGGTATTACATTGTAGTCTTTGTCCACTTTTGGTCTACTAGAATTTTTTAACTTAGAATAAGAAGTGTTTTTAATAGATTTTTTATTACTTTTTTTATTACTTTTTGACTCGTTAAGCTCACCCTCTTCATAAATTGGGTCATTTACTGGGATGTTCCAAGGAGCTCCAGCTTGTGATTTTTTGTCACCTTTAGATTTATTTGCTTTTTTAGAATATTTTCTTTTTACAGCTTTTGAAAATAGTTTAGTATCGTACCTTCCAGCGCCAGAACCTGCAGGACCAGCCATGCTTATTTCTTCAATAACTTCATTTTTTAACTCTTCATAAAGCTCTGTAACTTCAGCTGGTGTTAAATCATTAATATTATCAGTACCAAACATATTTTGACACTTTTCCTTAAACGGCTCTTCATCTTGAACACTGATGATAACATCATCAAAATCTCTTCTAGACTCTTCGTCATCAAACAATAAAAACTTATCATCTTTTAAAGGAATCTTATTAAGCTTCTCCTGAGCTGGTATATTTTTTTCGTCATCTGGTAACGTTTCATACTTTTCTCCTTCGTTAATATTTTCGAAGTTTAAATCATCTTTAAAAAGATTTTTAAGTGTTAAATTTTTCATATCTAAAGTTTCAACTATTGATGTTGTGCTTGCGTCAAGTCTGTCTTCAACGCCTAATTTTGTGTTTGTTAAAAACCCAACCTCCCTTGTTGCAGCGTTTGCGAATAAATCTGTAAGTGATTTTTTTGCCTTGCTTAATGGTACGGTTAGTCTTTCGTTTACCATATAAGTTTTTCCGTCTTCATCTACGCCTCTAAAAAATCCAGACTCTGGGCTCTTGTATTGTAAATGTAATGTTTTGTTTCCTATTATTTCATAGTCAATTTGAGATTCTACTCTCTTAGCTCCAATAAATATTTGTTTCTCAATAGTTCCAGAATTAGGTCCGTGGTCCATATTTTCTGAACTATCATACTTTCTAGGTCTTCCTGTTACTATAACGTTGTACTCACCTTCTTCAACACCAGCTCCGTAAGTTGTTCCATCACCATATACTCCAGCAACTTTTTCATTTCTTTTAAAGCCAAGCTTTTCTTCAATTACTTTAGATGTAGTATCATTAAGGATTTTTTTCATCATACTTAAAGTATCATGAGTTTTTTCGAGTTCTTTAGAGAATTCTTTTTCTCTTTTTTCTTCTCCGTTATTTATGTTTATCTTTTCGGCCATTTTAAACCTATTATATTTTGCTTTTCATATAAATATACCTAAAAATTAAAAAACAGAATATATTGTTATACAAAAAAACCCACTGAGTCAGCGGGTCTTGTTTGTGTAATTTTTTTTTAAAAATTTCCAATCATTTTTTGATGATATTGGCATACCTGGGTTGTCCTGGTATAGTTTGCCTTTATATTTATATCCTATAAACCTTTTTTTTATTATTTTTTCACGTTTACGTGTTATAGGATTTGTTTTAACAAAAGAATAGTCAACATAAGTTCTTTTGCATCTAATCCAAAAAGAATAGTTCCATATTATGTTTTTTATATAAAATCTTAATTTTGAATTTTTCCAAAAAATCATTATAAATATTAAATTAAATCCAAGTGTCTATTTGAATGTTTGATGAAATGACAATAGAATTGAAAAGTATAAGAAAAATTAAAAATATAGCAACTATTAATATTAAACCATTTACTAAAACTCTTTCTGCTAAAGAAGTTGATTTTGTTTCTATATCTTTATTAAAAAGCTTATATTCCCTAAATAACAATCTTCCAAAAAATAGACAACTTAAAGCTATTATTACTAATATTATTTTAAGTGTAATTATCATTTTTTTTATTTTTTTGTTTTTTCCTCAACAAGAACAATAGAATTTATGCTTTTTACCATACTATCAGCTCTCTCTAGGTCTTCAAAAAGTTTAATTATATCATCTGTCGTAGTTGCGTGTCCACCCACTCCAACGGGTCTATTTAGAAATATCTCCAAATCTGATAAAGCTCTATCTTTAAGAGCTTGATAATGTGATATTGCTGCCGTAACTGTTGGCGTTAATTGTATTTTTATATCTTCCATAATGTTTTTTATAGGGCGTTTTATATTACAAATATATATATTTTTTTTAAAAAAGTAAAGTTAATATGATTAAACAATTTCTTTAAATTGTTTTTTATCTTGTTTTTTCTTCTCTTTTCTTTCTTCCAAAACTCTTTGACAAGCTAAATCTATCATTTCAGAACTATCTAAAACTTTTTCCGCTCCATAGAATCTTAAATTATCATTAAACTCTCTAGTATCTGCTGATTTTTTGCTTAAATTTGGACTTTCTAAAGTTCCCATATCTATCCCACAAAGAGCTTTGTCTAATTGAATTGTTTTATTTTTTTTATCCAAATCTTTCCATACATCATAAAAAACAGTAATTATATAGTCATACTCATCATTTACTGTCTTTTCGACTTCACTTCTCTTTATGAGAGATGCTAATATAAATCTTCCACCTTCTTTTTTGGGGTTTTTTGTGCAGTATAAAAATTTAATTCTATTAGTTTCGATGTCAGCATTATGTACTGTTGTATCTTTTATTTGCTTTGATATAGGAGCCAACTCTTCATCAGCATCCATATATCCTTCAAAATCTGAAGGTAGTACTGGTGTGTTTTCGAAATTTGTGTTTTCGTTTAATTCTTCTGGTTTTGCAGTAATTTCTTGTGACATAGTTTATTTATTTGTTTATTATTCAATAATTTTAAACAAAAATATAAATAAAACTTTAAATAATCAAATTTATTTGTGAATTCTTGTATTTAATGGATTCATTAAATTTTTAGTTCTGATACCAGAAGCTCCTCTCACATTTTTACTAGTGTTGTTTTTGCTGTGTTTTTGAGAAATGATTTTTTCAGCCCAATTTTTGCCAACATCTCCTCCCCACAAATTCCAAGATTGTAATATTCCTGAATTTTCTACATTTTTACCTTTTACTTTTTCTGAATTTACCTCATCACAATGATTGTCAAAATAAGCTTTCATTCTTTTGACTTGAGCATGAGTCATAGATTTTTTATCACAAATAGACTTTGCTTTATTTTTACCAGAACCTTCATTTGGATTGTTATTGTCAATTAAGTTATTTGATGAAATTATTTCTAAAGCTTTTTTAGCTATAGATACCATTTCATCTGTTGGGGTGAACTCTCCATTATACATATATCTAAAATCTTCTTTTAAAAGATTTTTAAATTCTTCTCGTATAATTTTTCTAATTTCATTCATTAGATTAGATTTAGTCAACTGACGTTTCTACATCTCCACCAACAATTTTAACTAAAGCGCCCTTTATGTCTAATGGTAATTTTGACTCAAACCCTAAGTTGTTAAGCGTCCAGTTTACCTCATCATAAAATCCCATATTATTAATCGGAGTTCCAGACTCTAATGTTCTTTTAACAGATATCTCAAGAGCCTCTTCTGGTTTTATGTATGAAAAAGAGTTGTTTCTTGCAGAGTCTGGTATAGTTGGTAAAAATGTACTTACAGTTTCTCCTTGACCAGCCTGTTTCATGCCCTGAAAAGGAATTCCATCATTTCCATACTCTTTTATAAGTCTATGTTTTGATAGTTTTTTTAATCTTTCAGACTCTTCAGTTAATTTAATACTATCAACTTCTTTTTCTTTTTTATTCTTTACAAACTCACCTCTTTTTTGATAAGTTTCATTAAGTTCTTTCATCCTTTCAAGTTGAGTATTCTCTTGAATATTATTCTTTCCATTTTCTTCAGGAGAAAAATCAAACACTTCTGATAGCTTATACATTTTTTTAATATTTTATAATAAATAGTTTATAAAAACAATTTACTTACCAAGTAACGACTCCTAATCCTAAATCTCCATAGTAACGTTTACTCTTAGCTATAGTTTGTTTAATTGCTTTTTCTGAGCCGAACTTAGACTTTCCTACCATAGAATTATTTGAATTGTTTGGCATATCGTCATTTGGCATTATATCCCCATACTCATCAACAATCTCATCTAAAGTGTTTTCACTAAATTCATCTTCAGATTTAGACTTTTGTATAAACTCTTTTACAAAATCTATTATATTAGAATTTTGATTAACTTCATCGCCCATCCAATTGTTTATACAATCATTTTTTACTTTCAAATTCATATCTCTTCCGTCTGTAGTTGAAAAATCTATTATGAATATATCTTTATCTACATCCATATTTGCATTTGCTACAGAGCCAACAATGTCAGGAGCTAAATAATAAAAAGATTCATCTCTATCATTAAAGCCTTCAATAAGAATGTTTCTTAGCTCTTTTCCTTTACTATACATCTAATTTATTGTTTTTAAATAAATAGATGTTAATTTATAAAATCAATTAGACTTTTCCATTTCATTAAATTATTATTATCTATTTGTATTTTAAAGTTATATAATTTATCATTTTCTAAAAATAATTGCTTTTTGACTTTTGGAACATTATAATAGTTGTCACCGTAAATTTCATTCACTACTTCTAAATCGCTTTTTTTATCATAATAAAATTCTGGATGCTTTCTTTCTATATTATCATCTTCCTTTTCTTTTTCTTCTGGGTGGTTGGAGTTAATAACATTTTCCCTCTTAACAACAGACATCCAACTTTCCCCAGCCTCAAATCTGTGTCTAAACATTATTGGAGTATCATATTTTACAACATTCTTATCTATGCCGTAATTTTCCACTCTATATATTGTAGAGCCAGTTAAAAAATAATATGACAAAACACCCTCTTCATTGTAAGGGTTGTTGTTTTTCTCTATTAATAATTCAACTTCACTATTGGTAGATTCTTTGTACTTAAACAAAAATCCTTTTTTATCATATTCAAAATAATACATTATACAAATTAAAATAAAAAAATCTTTTGTGTAAATAGTAGTATTGTTTTTGTTAATATTTATTATTGATATAATTAAAATAATAATGACATATTTATAATATAATTAATAAAGAATATGGAAGTAATTTTACCAGGAGATACCCCCAATGAGGGGAGAGTTAAAATAAACAGAGCTATAAGCGACCTTTTAAGTGGTAGTTCAATAACTCAAGGAGGAACAAACATCAATACCGTTTCTGGCACTACTCTGTTAGTCCCTTTGTATACTATAAATCTAGATGATGATATTTCTCTAAATTCTGTTTCTTCAACTACATTAAGTGGTGGAACACTATATTCTGGTTCAACTGATTTATCTAGTATATTTCTCACAACAGCAGACGGCAACGATATTACAAGATTATCAGGTGGCACAAATATATCAACTGGTGGCACTGTAAACAATCCTATTATTAACCTTGATGATGACATTTCATTAAATTCTGTTTCTGCAACGACGCTAAGTGGCGGAACTATATATTCAGGAGGGACAGACCTTTATAATATTTTCTCAACTAGTGGTGGTGGTGGTGGTGGACTTTGGTCTGCCAGTACGGGTACCGATGCTATAATTATGCTTAATGGCGGTAGTATAGCTTCAGGAGTATTAGCTGTTGCCGAAGGAACTAACACAACTGCAAGTGGAGATTATTCTCATGCTGAAGGGCTTAATACAACTGCAACAGGTTCAACAGCACATGCTGAAGGAACTAACACAACTGCAAGTGGAGATTATTCTCATGCTGAGGGGAGCAGTTCAACTGCTAGTGGATTCGCTTCTCATGCTGAAGGAAGGACTACAGTTGCAAGTGGATTTTATTCTCATTCAGAAGGTGGTACTACAGTTGCAAGTGGAGATTATTCTCATGCTGAGGGAAATGACGCATTAGCTTCTGGCGGCACATCTCACGCTGAAGGAAGTGGTACAGTTGCAGGTGGAGACGCTTCTCATGCAGAAGGAAAAAGTACAGAAACAATCGGACTCGCTTCTCATGCAGAGGGAGAAAATACAATTGCAAAAGGAACGCATTCTCATGCTGAAGGGGTTGACACTAATGCATTTGGAAGCGCCTCCCACGCTGAAGGGAATACGACATCTGCAGATGGGAACGACTCCCATGCCGAAGGGCTTGAAACAACTGCAAGTGGAAATCAATCTCATGCTGAAGGTTATAATACAAATGCTAACAAAACTTATTCTCACGCTGAAGGGAATACGACAACTGCTAGTGGAATCGCTTCTCATGCAGAGGGTACTAGTACAATTGCTAGTGGAGCAAATGCTCATGCAGAAGGGCTTGAAACAACTGCAATTGGAGCAAATGCTCATGCTGAGGGGGAAACCACAAATGCAAGTGGAGACTCTTCTCATGCTGAAGGGCTTAATACAACTGCAATTGGATTTCCTTCTCATGCAGAGGGGAAAAACACAAATGCAAGTGGAGACGCTTCTCATGCTGAGGGAAGTGGCACATTAGCTTCTGGCACTACATCTCACGCTGAAGGAAGTGGTACAGTTGCAGGCGGAACATACTCTCACGCTGAGGGAAGTGGCACATTAGCTTCTGGCAGTACATCTCACGCTGAAGGGCTTAATACAACTGCAGTTGGAGCAAATGCTCATGCTGAGGGAAGTGGCACATTAGCTTCTGGCAGTACATCTCACGCTGAAGGGCTTAATACAATTGCTAGTGGAGCAAATGCTCATGCAGAAGGGCGCAGTTCAACTGCTAGTGGAGGAGCTTCTCATGCAGAGGGGAGTGGTGTGGCAAGTGGAGCAAATGCTCATGCTGAGGGGAGCAACACACTTGCAAGTGGACAGCATTCTCATGCTGAAGGAAGGAGTACAGTTGCAAGTGGATATTATTCTCATGCTGGTGGTAATAGTACAATTGCAAGCGGAGTGTGTTCTCATGCTGGTGGTAGTGGCTCAACAGTAAGTGGTGAATCATCATTTATACATTCTACAAATTCATTAGTAACGGGTGATAGGAGTGCTGTTTTAGGAGGTCAAAACATAACTGGAGCTACTGATGACACAGTTTATGTGCCAAATTTGTTTTCCGTTGGAAAAATGACTGGGACTTACAATTATGTAACAGTAGACAATTCTATAAGTAGAGAGATAGTTTTAGATGAATCTGTATATCCTAGTAATACTTTGTTCTATATTGATTTGTCAAATGCTACAAATAATATAACATTTCTTTATGATGGAGTCTTAAAGCCACTAACTTTTGGTACAGAATATGTTTTTGTTATAGGAAGTAGTGTTGGCTCAGGAGCTGAACTTTTCTTTGATGTATCTAATGGTGAAAATCCATATTATGGCACTGTTACAGCTAGTGACGGCACTAAGGCTATTAGAAATTATAGTACAATAGAATTTAATTATGATGTATCAAATACACATGTAGGAGCAAAAATAACATTACTATCTGTCGCAGAAGAATATATCAGCTCTATTGTAGATACTACAGGGTTGGTAGCAGGTGTTGTACTTGCTTAAAATTACTCTCGAATAATTTTTAGGTCTCTTACTTCTTTGTATGAAATATCTTTATCTTCAAGGTATTTCATTACTTTCTTTTTCTGTCTATCTGATGCAAGTTTATTACACACTCCTTTTAATTGTTCAAACTCTAGCCCAGATTGGTTAATATTAAATCCAATCATAAATTCTTTTATTTCATCCAAACCTCTTTCGTCGCTTTTGTCGTAAATCATCATTAAAATATATCTTCCTTTACTTATTCTCGTTATGTATGAGCCTGCACAATTTTTTAAATCTTTTGCAGCATTTAAAACCATTTTTGGAGTTGATAATAGTTTAATTTTTAAATTACCATCATATTCTTCTAGGTATTTAAATTTCTTTGCAAATTTTTTAAATTTTTCATTTTTTTCTTCATCACTTAACATATTATAATGTTCAACTATTTTATCATGATAAGAATTAATTTCGGATATTGTTTTTATTTTATTAAACTCTTTATTTCTATCCCAATTTAATCCATTAATCATCCTTATTGAATCATCATAATTATAAAAGCTAAATTGTTCTAAAAAAGAATAGTTTAATTTAACATCATCTAACTTTATTGATTTATCTTCTAGGATTGCTGGACTTGAATCTTCTAGCGCATCTATTCCAGCCAACTCTTTCATTCTGCTTAAAGAATAAGATTCTTGAGATATGTTATGTTTTCTATTTACTAAAAAGTCTAATGTAAGAGGTATTATTTGCCTTAGACTTATCGTATTAATGTCATCTCTAAATTCTATTAATTTAAAAAGAGATATAATATACTGTATATCATACTTCATCACTAGACTTATAAGCTCTTCATAAGTTATAAATTTAGTAAATTTTATCAAATTTTTATAGTCATCAAATTTTTCAATTTTATTAAATATAAATTTTGATACAGATTTGTTTTTCAAATCTTCTCTAACATTAATTTTACCATCAGATATACTTACCTTACTATCTCCTTTAAATCCCCACCTTTTTAAGTCATAGAATATGCTTTTAGATTTTCCGTCCTTAGATTTATATATAAACTTTTCATCTTCTAGTGTTTCTGAATCTATTTCTTTTTGTATAACTTCATTTTCTAATGAAACTAAAAAATTAAATATATTAATTGGTGATGTTACATTTTCATCTGACAAAACGGATACATTAGGTAATTTACAGCTATACATCATATCATATAAAAAAACTGTACCCTTAGTTAATGCTATAGTGGATAGGTTTGAATAGCAAATTATACCAAAAAATATTGTATTTATTTTCATCATAATATCCAACCCAGGCTTTCCTATCATTTGACTCATTAAACTTTCTACAATATCCATATTTTTAGAATCAACAACTAGACCAGCTAAATTATTTAAAAAATAATGTATTTCAACAAGATTATCTAGAACTGACAATTCTTCAGAGTTATAAAACTTTTCTAATATAAACAATAATTCATCTAAATTAAATTCTACTTTTTTGCTTTTTTCATATGATTTGTAAAAAATAGTTTTTTCTTTTTTGTTAATTGAAATATAAGATTCTAATTCTTTAAAGTTTACATATCTTGACTTCAAGGTGCAAGATGATTTTATTTTTTTCTTATATAAAATTAACTCATCATCGTTATTATAACATTTAAAATATCCATAAAAATAAGAGTTTGATTCTTTAATTTTTTTTAGATTCTTAGATTTAGAATAATTTATTTTACACTTTGGGCATATAACATTTATTGTAGAATCAAATTTATTCATTATATCCTCATCTAAATCTTCATCTAATTCAATAGTTATTTCATCCTTTTTAGCTTTATTGTTTTCTTTAGTTATTTTTTTACCACAAGAACAGAAGTAAACTTCGTCTTCACCTTCTAAGTGATGAAAGCAAAAATGTTTTTTAATTTCTTTTAAATCTATATCAATCATATTTTAAATATTTTTCTATTATAACTTTTTTTCTATATACTTTTTTTTCTCTTTTAATTTTAAGCATCCACAAATACTCCATTTCTCTTGATTGAATCAGTTCAATATTTGATTCAATCTTTGAATAATTATGATATAATTCTTTATTATCCATAAATCACTTTAATCTATCTTTGGGAAATTTACTTCCAAATATAGCTTTAATCTTTTTTCTTTTACAGAATACGTCTACTTTTATTTTTTCTGAGTAATTTTTAGGGTCTTGACTTAGTGTCATTATTTCTCCTAAATTTATTTTTTCCATCAATGAAGAATTTCCAGAACGACATATTTCTATAATTTTTTTCTGGTCGTGTATAGAGTTGCAAAGTTTAATCCACCCCATGTCAGCAGCTATATCTATATGTTGCAATGTATGACAAGATTTACATAATAGAACTATTTTATAAGAATCTACATTTTGCACATCACCAGAAACAACATGAATCTCTAAAAACTCTTTATCAAAAGGTCTTATTCTACATCCTTGACATGTATAGTTTTCCTCTTTCATAATAAAATCTTTTAATTCCTTCCAAGATTCATTACCAAGATAGTTTCTATATATTTTGTCTGGTTCGGATGTTTCTAAATTTAATTCAAAGTTCTTATCTATTATAGATAATATGTTTTTATTTTTCAGCAAATCCTATTTTTATCTTATTGTCTATAGCCATTATATAACAGTTTTTATTTTCTTCAGATTTGTAAGTGTAAAAATTTGTGGATTTTGATTTTGATTTTTCTAAATTTTCCACATAATACTCTCCAATGTTTTCATCCTTTATGTTTGATTCAAATTTTTTTCTAGTTATTTTATTTAACTTATCACTATCTTTAAGGTGTTTAAAATATATTTCATTATCTTTTTCTTCATTATTTAATTTTGAATTATAATCAAATTTATTAATGAAAAATTTAGATAAATATTCTTGATTGTTTTCTAATATTTTCATAAATAAATTTATAACTTCATCTTTTGAAATATCACTAGATATCCATTCTATATTTATTTTAATAAATTCTTTATAAATTTTATTATTATTTATAATTCCTTTTAAAAATTTTTCATCGAATGAAATTCCATTTTCATGAAAATAAATTCTAAATAAATCTAATCCATTATCATTCCTAACAGTATAATGCCCTATGAGGTCTCCCAAATCTTTCATATCATGTTTTTTTTTAGTATAGCAAATGTACAAATATTTTGTTTTAGAACAAAATTAAAAACCTTATTTAAAAAAGTCAATTTTTGTTTTTTTTTTCTATTTATATGTATCAGAAGAAAATATATTAATTAAATATTTAATAAAATGAAAATTACTAAAGACGAGCTTGTTAACATGATTAAGGAAGAAGCTTCAAAATTGAAACAAAAAACCATACAAGAAGCAGAAGCGATAAGTGCTTCAGTTAACGTATATGATGTTGACATGAATTCGAATGATGAATTAGGAGATTCAGATAAAGCGCTAGCATATAAAGACCCATCTAAAAAGATAGAAAAATCAGGTGAATCTGCAAAGATGCCAAAAATGAACCAAAAAGATAATGACCAAGGTTCTGATAAAAAAGCTGCTGTTGCAGTTAAGGTTGATGCTGGTTCTAAAAAGGGTGGCTCAAGCCACACTGCTGGTCAGGCTAAAGCTAATTTTACTTCTAAGAAAGATGTTCAATCAACAAAGGCTTCTGGGCCATTTGATGATAGAGTTAATGATTTAAAAATGAACTCTGAAGATAAGGTTGTAGATAAAGAAGTTAAGACTTACGTTTCTGCTGGAGCTGAAAAGTCTGGTCACTCTCACACTGCTGGTCAAGCCAAAGCTGAGGTTCATGAAAGAATGCCAGAAAAAGATGCTGAAGAGCCAACTGATAGAATCGCTGCTGGAATAGAAATTGATGGAACTAATGTAGATTTAAAAGAGTCTTATACTAAATCTGGATTAAAGTCTTTTATATTATCAGAAGCTAAAAAAGCTGCTAAAAACTATTCTGAAAATCAAATTAAAGATGCTAAAAAATTAGAGCTAGAAAAAGAACTCTCTTTGGTTATGGAAAGCTTAGAAGAGTGTGGCGTATCAATGGAAGAAGGCATTTTTGGAGCTAGCAAAAAAGAGAAAGAGGAAATGAAAAAAACTCTTGAAATAGAGATTGATAAACTTCTTGCAGCAAATCCAAATATAGGCAATGAATGGAAAGGTATAATCATGAAGCAAGCAGAAGATTCTGGATATGCAGGTGAAGTTAAGCCTCACGAAACATCTAAAGGTAAGTATGCGGGACAAAAAATTCTTCACTGGACCAAGTCAGCTACTTCTGCTGGTGGTTTCAATACTCCAAGATATTGATTTAACATAAACACATAAATAAAAAAAGCGACTCAATAGGTCGCTTTTTTTATTTATTTATAATTTTTATTTAGATTTTATATCTTCAATACTTTTATAAACACTTTCCATAAACCAATAACTATTTGTGTGAAATTTTAAATAATTATAAGAGAGTATTGTTTGTTGAATAAACACTAATAGTATTAGTCCAAAAAGAATGGGAGGAATTATTCCTAAAAGCGGAAGGAAAAATGTATATAATGTAATTGCAAGAAAAAATATTAAACTAATTATAGAGAATTTTAGTTTACTTTTATATTTTAGAACTAAATTTATTTTGTCTTGTCTTTGTTCTTTTTTTAATTGTATAGTTTTTAAATTTTCCATAATAATATTAATTTAATTTATATGTTATTTTAATAAATATATATATTAAACGAATATTAAACAAAAACATTACATAATAATGAAAATAATTTTTTTATAACTATTTAATATTATAAAACATTAAAAATTCATAGAAATGAAAATTACAACATCTGAATTAAAACAAATAATAAAAGAAGAAGCTGAAAGGTTTGCTAAAATAAAAACTTTATCAATAGAAAAAAATAAAATAGAAAATCAAATCAATGAAATGTACAATGAAGATGTTGATGAAAATGAATCTGTTGAAGAATCTGTTGAAGAATCTGTTGAAGAATCTATGGAAGAAGGAATTGAAGGTATGGAGCTAACAGAGCCAGTATCAGTAGAAAGTGGTGAAGAAAGTGGTGAAGATAATGTAGATGAATCTAATAGTATAGAAGAAGGTCAGATTACTGACACTATTAAGGATTGGTTTAGCAAAGAAGGAACTAATGTAGAAGATGCGTTAAAAAAATTACAAGAACATGTAATTAAAATGATAGAATCTCATGACATGCCAAATGAAGCAAAAGAGAAATTGAAAAAGGGAGCTGAAGGATTGGCTAAGAAATTATATGACAAGGCTTCTGGTGCAATTTATGACTATGAACCATACATTCATTATTATCCAGCTAAGAAAGCTGAGGGGAGCCGAAAAGGTAGAGAAGAGCAGTGGCAATTTCGAGTTAGGAAAGCAGAGCCAAAAAGTCCTTGGTTAAAAGCTTTACAAATTATGGTTGGTGCAGCCTCAGACGACCTTAAAGGTAGGGGTTTGAATTACGCAGAAGGTGTAGAAGAAGGAAATATTCAAGAGGCCGTTAAGTCAGAAGTTAAAAAAGCAATTAAAGCTGAAAAACTTAAAAGCAGAGCTCAAGAAATTATAAAAGAAATGAAATCTTTATAGTACAATCTAAATTATAAATAAAAAAGCCCAAATTAATAGTTTGGGCTTTTTTATTTATAATTAATTAATCATATTTTTCAATATCTTTTTCCATACTATTAAAAGTTATATTTGAAATAATTTGCATCTTTTTTTGTATAAAAACTCCTCTACACCATTTTATTGTTAAATATACAAACATTAAAGATATTGGTAATAAAATGTAGAAAGATACATTACATATATTTTCTCCAAAAATATTATGACTAAAGTCTAATGTTGAAGAATAAAGCATAAATGAAAAAAACAATAAATTAATAGAAACTTCCTTTAGAATTCTTTTTGCTCTTTTTTCTGAATCTTTAAAAGATGAAATACAATTATCTTTAAATTCTTTTCTTATTTCTTTTTTATCTTTTTCCATAATATTATATTTTATTGTTATAATAAATAAACGTAAATTATACAAAAATATTACAAATCACCGAAAATATTTCTCATTTGTTCTGCACTCTCTATCTGTATAGGCTCACTAAGTGGACCTACTGCTCTAGAGATGATTCCTATAGTCGCATTATGAGTTGAAGGGCTTACAACTAAATCATAACTTATAACACTAATATCATTTTCTCTAATATAAACTCCAGGACTAATAAATTTTTGTGGTGAATATAGTTCAATTAATAACTTCCTTTTATATACTGTTGATTGAAATTTTAAATGTTTTATCATATTACTCTTGCTCATGGTTCAATCAAATTTTATCTAGAAAAGAATCTTGAAATCTACGTCCACCTCTCCTTCTACTCCTTCTACTCTTAGGTTTTTTATAAGTTTCAATTAATAACACCCTCTTATATAAATCTTCATGATAATGGAGTATACCAGCTGGCAGTTCCATTGGCTGAACAGAAACTAAATCATTTCCTATAGTATTGGCCATCACTCGTCTTGCTACAGGAAATGTAAATGCTCCAACCTCAATGCAAAAGCTTTTCTTTTCAATAAGAAGCTCTCTCTTATATATGTTTTCATTTTTTGGATGAACTAATTCATACCACCTAGACAATGCTTTATGTACTGACAAATCACTCAATTAATTATTTTTATAAGTCCTGATTTTACACATTTTTCTATATTTTCAAAAGTCATAAAGTTATATCTATGAGAAACTGGTGGGCTGCTTGTAAACCAGGAATTATAACAACCTTCATTTTCAGGAGGGTTTACATCTTCACTATAGAAATATACCATATTCCTATTGATTTTCCATATGTAGAATTTTTTATTTAAAATATTATTATAAATTCCACTAAATGTAATAAATGGAAAATATTCTATTATTAAATTTCTTTTACTCATTCTGTAAGTTTATTAAATTACCTAAGATTTCTCTATCAATTTCTTGAGCTAATTGTCTTGATAGCATATCTGTTAGTTCAGCTTCAACATCAAATGGATTAAATTTTTTTGGTACATACTTTTCAATTAATAATATTTTTTTATATACATTCTCAGGCTCTTCAGGCTCATAACTATGAGTATAGTAGTCTAAATCTTGAGCAAGTTCAGGAGTCCAAGAACATCTTAAACGTCTAGTTTCTCCTGTTACTTGAACAGAAGTTAGTTTTAAAGAAATCTCCCTAACCTTTTCTATTAAAAGATTTCTTTTAAATACAGTATCCATTTATGCAATATAGGAAAATAATAATAAATATAAATAACAATTTTTAATGATATTTATATATAAATAATATTTATATGAATTCTTTAGAAATAATAGGAAATGAAATATTTAACAAATTTCCTTTCACAGATTTGCCAGAAACTAGAAAAGAGGTTGATTGGAGCAATAGAGATGTAAAAGGTTGGGGCAATATTAATGTGCCAAGCATATCTGATGGCGATGCTTCTATGACAATTTTTTCTAAAAAAGACTTAGAAGATTATATAGAAAATTTTAAAAATAAATTTTCAGAAGAGCCAATATTTTTACTAGACAATGACGCAGATTGGTTTGATAAAGTTAAAATAACAAATAACGATTTTAATGAATGGAAGAACAATTACATTAATGCAAAAGGTGAAACTCTTAAAAAGTGGGGAACTACAAACGAAAACTTAGAAATAAGAAAAGTAGTAAGAGAAGTTATATCAGAAGCTTTTGAAGATTATGACATGTCTTTTTTAGAGAAATTAAAATTAAAACTAAAAGGAGTTTCTGAAGAAAAGTTAAAATATAATATTGAAAACGATTTACCTTGGGATTGGAAAGGTTCTAAAGAAGGTTTTTACGAAAAAATGGAGCCTAGAAGAAATAATGCTGGCTCTAACTAAAAAAAGTGTCTATGAAAGATAAAGTTAAACGTATATTTTTACAAACATTTGCAACTCATATAGGCAGAATAATGTTTGGTGCACTATTGTCAATAGTAGGCGGTATTATGACTCCTAACGGAACTATTGGAGAGTTAATTTACAATTACGATGAGGGTGGATTTTGGAAAGTGCTGTTTTATATAGGAGTGATTTTATTTACTGGTGAATGTCTTTTGTTTATAGCGTATGGTCTAATCATAAATCCAATCAAAAGTCTTATAAAGAAAATAAAGAATAAATAATATACATTTATTTAATATTTTAAAAAACACCAAAGACGAGCGTAACCCAAATTCTGTTTCAATTTCATCATTTATCTATTGGCCACTTACCCGACCCTTAGCATTGCTCACCTGCAGGTCTGTTTGTGTTGCATCCTCGGAAGTGCAAACGTGCGCTTATGAACTTAATCACTTGCCCCTCACTCCTTCCTTAAGCAAAGATGTTTGGAGTTTCCTCTCTTCCCAAATATGGGTTAGAGCGATGAATCCTCTTTCTTTGATGTTTTTTCTGTTAAAAGTTTTTTTTCATATCTATCATAATGACCTGCAAAAAGAAGTTCTAATTTGGCCATTTCTTCTATACTAAAATCATAACTGCCAGATAGCATGTGTTTTGATTTACTTTTTGTAAATCCTACTTTTTTAGACAAGTCTTCTGTTGTCATTTTCTTCTTGGAAAGATATGCCCTTATATTATCAGCAATATTAGCAGAGTAAATGTGAAATCTAACTTGCCAATCAGGTGCTTGATTTAATAAGTTTCTATCTTCTTTCATTTCATTAGTTTAGAATAGATTTAATAATTTCAGAAACAACTTTATTGTCAGCTTGACCTTTAAAGTTCTTATTAAATTCTCCCATTATTTGTCCTATGTTATTTAGCCCATTATGCATATAATTAGTTACAATTTCCTTAATTCTTTCTTCATCCATTTGTGCAGGCAAATAAGGAGCAATATATTCTAATTCTTTCTTAGACTCTTCTGTGCCTGTTTGTTTTAAAGACTTTTCCATTTTCTTTAAAATTTTTAAAACATTTTCATCAGTTGATTCTGTTCCTCTTCCCTCTTGTAATTGAATTTCTCCCCTTACAACTCCAAGAAAATTTTTTTTATCTAAATTTTTAGCCTTAAAAGCATCCATAAAATCTTTAGATATTCTATTTTTTAAATTACTCATTATTATTTTTTTTCTTTAACGTAATATAATACAAAAAATTACAAATTAAATAAAAAACAAAATATTTTAATATTTATTGTTATGAATGAAATAAGACAACTAATAAGAGAAGCTTTAGATTCAAAAGAAGATAGATATGTTACAGAAGACGTTTCTTTAAGTTTGAGTTTAAACAATATATTAGGACCAGATGATTATTTTGATGAAAGTAAAGCTTCTATAGAGTGGAGTTTATATACTGATGAAAAAAGCTATGGAATACGTACCATAAAGCCTATGATACATAAAATAATTTTAAAATCTAAAATATGGAGAGAAGACACAGAGGAGTTAGATGAGTTTGAAAAAGTGTATGATTTTGAACATGGAATTGTAGATGGAGGTATTTTCGAGGAGTTTAAGATAAACATTGAAAAAAATAATAATGCTGACTCATTTTTTCCAACAGAAATATCAATATATGAAGATTTTAATTCTATTGACATAGAATTTCAGTATCCGTAAATAAAATTTATAAAATGAAATTAGTAAAAGCCAACTATAAAGACCCCAATTCTGACCATAATGATGACGAATGGGACGATGAAGACTGGTTTAATGAACATCCGATATTTTAAAATACGGTTAGGACCCGTTATAGTTTAGGCTATATTTGCCATCCAAAATTCGCTACTTTGGATGGTTTTTTTGTTTAAAAAACTTTATATATCAACAAAAAGCACAATCTTATTAACATAAAATCAATATAAAACTTCCATATAGAGTCTGTGTAAAAGATTGTTTAAAAGTGTAAATTGTATAAATATTTTCGTCAATTATTTATTACATAAAACAATTAAAAACTAAAAATTATGAAAAAATTTATTTTAACATTTGCTATTGCAACTATAGCCTTATGTGGATTCTCTCAAGATAAGGGAGTTACTCAATTAAGCGTATTACACGTATCATCATCAGATGTTACCATCAACGTTTCTTCACCTTCATTAACTTATTATTTTATAGATAATATGGGTCTTACTTTAGGTATTGCAAACTTTAATGATATCAACTTAGGTGCACGATACTATGTAAAAGACAACAATTTTGCCTATGCTGGTTATGGGACAAATTCTGAATCTTTGAATTTAGGATTAGGAAAATCTTTTGGATGGGGAGACCATATACAAATAGAGCCTAGACTTAATTTTACTGACGTTATCAGTGATGACAGAAACCTAAATTTAAGCGTTCATTTAAATATGAAATTTTAATTAAATACAATTTTATAAAACCACTTAAAAATAAATTTTGGGTGGTTTTATTTAAAAGTTTAATATTTATTACAAACTAACAATTAAAAATAAAAAACAATGAAAAAATTTATTTCAGATTTATTTAAAGAATCTACAGATGGAAAAACATCTTCAAAAAAGTTTTGGGGAAATGTGTTTTTAACACTATGCGGTCTAACTTATGTATTAGACGGATTTCACTTCTATGCAGTAAGTATGGATTTATTTAACCCAACATTAATCGCAGGATGTGCCTTAATAGGATTAAGAACTGTCGGAGGAATGTTTAAAAGTTAATAATTTAACACAAAACAATAAACAAAAAACAACATGGAAATTTTAAACACAGTAAAATCCTGGGTAACAGGAATCAGTCAAGTATTAGTAGCCTTAGTAGGTTTGGCAGTTTTAGCAGAAATTGCTTTCGGCCAATTCTTAGGTGAAGTAAGCGTAATTAACAACATTATTGATGTTGTATCAAGATTTGGAGAAAGAGGATTTGTAGGACTAGTAGCTCTATTTGTCGTTTTTCACTTTACTAACAAAAAGTAATAAACAATTAAAATAAAAGGAACCGTAATTATAGTTCCTTTTATTTTTTTTATATTTTCATATAGACTTATGTTACTATTCCAACATAAACATTCCAAGATTCATGAACTTTTTTAAATTTTTCAACAAAATATAAATAAGTTGGTCTAAAAGGCTCATGACTCATATTCATACCAGCTTCTTCTGGTGTCTTGTTGTCTTTTTTTGTATTACAAGAACTACAGCAACTAACTAAATTAATCCACCTATTTTTCCCTCCTCTAGACTTAGGCATAACATGGTCAATGGTTAAATTTTCTTTATCACCACAATATATACACTTATAATCATCTCTTCTAAAAATGTTTTCTCTAGATAGATTAACTTTTCTAAAAGGAACAGAAATGTATCTTAATAACCTTATTACAGTAGGTCTTTTATAATTTTTTCTAGAAGTAACTATAGGCATTTCAGATAAGTGCTCTACTATTTCTGCCTTACCTTTAAACACTAAATTAAATCCTCTTATTAAAGTTGTAACGTTTATCGGCTGATAAGCGTTGTTCAATACCAATACTTGCATACCTAATCTTTTTTATAAATATAACTTACTTTTTACTGTTTTAAAAATTTTTTGTTGCGATTTCAAGATTCGAACTTGACAGGGGGATATCTCCCAAAAAGGCTCATGAGACCTTCCTTACACCATTATCGCAATTTTAGTAGCGGGGGGAGGATTTGAACCTCCGACCTTCAGGTTATGAGCCTGACGAGCTACCAACTGCTCTACCCCGCTATATATTTTACACTGTTGCGATGGAGAGAATTGAACTCCCAGCCTCAGGGTTATGATTCCTGCGCTCTAACCAATTGAGCTACATCGCAATAAAGTAATGCTATGTGTGGCTCCATCGGTCTCTGCTCCTTTACCGCAGATTTAAATAACTGGGGCAGACATTGTACCACATACATATAGCATCACTAGTGGGAATGGATGGAATCGAACCATCGACACATGGATTTTCAGTCCATTGCTCTACCAACTGAGCTACATCCCCATTTGTAGGAGTAGAGGGATTCGAACCCACGTTAACCAATAAAGGCCTCTTGCATGTAAAACAAGCGCTCTAACCAACTGAGCTATACTCCTATTGCGCTCCCTCTTGGATTTGAACCAAGGACCCCTCGCTTAACAGGCGAACGCTCTAACCACTGAGCTAAAGAAGCATGGCGGACGGTGGGGGATTTGAACCCCGACCTTTTGCGTGACAGGCAAATATGCAACCATTACACCACACCATCCATAATTGGGTAGGAAATGAGATTCGAACTCACGACCCTCGACACCACAAATCGATGCTCTAACCAACTGAGCTATTCCTACCATATATGTCTACGGAAATTATACTAGTAATTTCGTGCTCTACCAATTGAGCTATCTCCCCATTTTATATGCATTCACGTATGTATAATATACCCGTTTGGGTATAATTTTATATGCATTCACGTATAATATACCCGTTTGGGTATATTTTGTGGGGAGAGTAGGATTCGAACCTACACACCGTCGTTTACAGCGAATAGAAGTATCTAAATATATAGCCGTAGACAATATTTTAATTTCAAAGAACGTTTTCTTTTTCTGTCCCCCCGACAAGATTCGAACTTGTGACTTTCCGCTTAAAAGGCGGAAGCTCTACCAGCTGAGCTACGAGGGAATGTTGAGGAGAAAGAGAGATTCGAACTCTCGCAACATTTCTGTCGTACACCTTAGCAGGGTGCTGCATTACCGCTCTGCCACTTCTCCAACTATATTACCAAATTTATTAATACATAAACGTTAACATATTTTCCTTCTGTTATAAATTTTAATTCATTATTATCATATCCTTTTTTTATAGCCATTTGTTCTAATATATAATAGTAATCATCAAAAAATTCTTCAAAATCTTCTCTGACAATTCTTTTTAAAAAGATTAATCTTTCTTCATCTGGTATTTCATTTATTTTCACTTTAGTCATAACAAATATTTATTTAGTTCTGGCGGAAAGTGGAGGAACCGACCCCCAGACAACTTAATGCCCTACAGTTTTCAAGACTGCCCGCCCTCCAATAGAGCTGCTTCACTTTCCGTATTTTAATATTTTAAATAACACTTTATTCTTTTTTCACTTTCCACATTGGAACAAATCCTGCATATCCTTCATCTATAACATTTGCCCAATGGTCAAGATATCCATCTGCTCCAAATTGTTGTTGGCCTGGAGCTCGGAACTCTTGTCTTTTTTCATTCCACTGTGCTATTCCACCAAATCTTGCAACATTTTTTGCACCTTCTTCACAATCGTACCAAGCTCCATCTTCTAACTCTTCTTTTGGAATTGCTTTTTTTAATAATTCCAAATCTCTCTCTCTAGTCCATTCGATACCTTTTATTCTCTCTTCACCGTTATACCTTTTTCTTTCATACTCTAAGATTTTATCAATCTTATCTTTATCTTTTATATCCTTTTCAAGCTTTTCTCTTTTATTTTTCCAAAACTCTTCTTCTTCCCACTCAATATAAAGTTTTACTAGTTTTACAATTCTTTCATTTTGTTCTTTACCGTATCTAGCTCCATAATTTGCTTTTACTAATCTATCGTACCAATCTTTATATTTTCCTTTAAATTCCATTTTTCAATTTTTAAGCATAAAAAAACCCGAATCATTTTAAGTGATTCGGGTGTGTATAACGTTAGTTATTTTATGCGCTTAACTTACATCATAGCACACCCTTTTAAATCTTGATTTATTATCATCATGACTCATCGTTATGTTTCCAAAGACTTTCGAATTGGAACAATAATTTGCGATATGTGTACTTGTAAGTTGCAAAAGTTTTTAATTTTTATTATTACTAAATATATTCTATTTTTCTAAATCTGATACAAATATAAAATTTTATTTTTAATATTCAATAATTATAACGTTTTATTTTTTGAAATGTTACAGTTTTTTAAAAAAACTTATTCTATTGCTGAACTTTGTAATTTAGTTTCAGTTTTTTGTCCCAATTTATTTGGATAAGCCAATTCATCAAGAGATTTATGTGGGTCTAATATTCTTGCGTTACCATAATGAAGAGCTTCCATTGCCTCATGTCTTAAAATTAAATCTATTGCAAGCCATGCAGTCATTACTATAAACTTTTCTGTTGAACCATCAGGAACAAACCATTCTCTCCCATACCCAGTTCCAACTACTCCAGTGTTTGTGTCTGGTCTTCTAAATGATAAAGCAAAAGTGTTTCCATATTTTCCCAAGCTTGTAACTCTCCAATTCCATCCCATATCTATACAGGATGGTGCCATTGAAATTTTTGATAATATCTTTTCTATATTTTCTTTTTTCATAATGCAAATATAATAAAAATTTGAATATTTATTAGAATAAACATATTTTTAATGAATAAAAGAGATTTAATACATCTAGTTAAAGAAATTATACAAGAGGCCTATGGTAATGTTGAAGAAGCTGGCGGGAGTCATTCTGATGCCAAAGATATGAGAAAAGCTGTTAAGTGGATTGAAAACAACTTAGAAGGAATTAGAATAGAAGACGTTAAGGATGGCCAAAAAATATGCCCACCAAAAGAAAGGTCTTCAGAATGTTATACAATACACAAGGGAGGTAAGGGAAGATTTGATTTGTATAGATTTTTATCAAAAGCATATGAAGTAAGTAAGCATGAAATAGAGAATGCTATAAGTTCAAATAGACCTCTTAATTTATTGGGTATAAGTTTGCCTAAAATAAAATTAGGAAAAAAAATATGGATTATAGATGCAGAAAATGAAGAGATAATTCTTGATAGAAATAAAAAAAATAGAATGTCATTTTATGATTTAGATGACAAGGTGTTGGATGATATTATTGAATTAATATAAACTAACATTAACATCAAATAGGCACACTTAAATGTTGATAGATTTGAGCGGACTTATTAGTTATATAACAAATTCACCAAGTTACTAAATATATTTCCGTCTTTAACTTCAACATGTTGTTCAAATTCTTTTCCATCTAAAACTTTAGAAAGTATAGATGATTTTTGATTTAAAAGATTATCTATATCTTCATCAATGGTATCTTGACATATTAATCTTATTATTTGAATTTTATCTGAAGCTGAAGATGCTCTATGTATTCTATCTTCCGCCTGCTCTCTGTCAGCTGAAGTCCAAGGTTGGTCTATAAATATAGCTATACTAGCAGAAGTTAGCGTAATACCAACTCCAGCAGCTCCTATAGTTCCAGAAAAAACTTTTATTTTTTCATTATCCATAAAATCTTCAACAGCTTTGTTTTTTTGTTCTATATTTTTATCTCCATTAAAAATAACTGAAACGTCTTTAAACTGTTCTGCGATATCATATGAAACTTTTTTATATTGACTAAAAACAACGACCTTTTCACCTCCATCAACTATGTCTTTTATAAAATCAAATGCTCTTTTCATTTTTAGTTCAGAAGTAAATTGTTTAAGCTTTTGTATTCTAGTTAAATGATTCATTCTATTATCTGAATCCAATTCATCTTTACTTCTATCTTCTTTGATTCCTTTTTTTATTTTATTATACTCTCTCACTTCTATGTCTGAAAGTTCTATCGGAATAGATGTGTATGTTTTTGGTGGCAACTGTTTTAATATGTCTTTTTTTAACCTCCTTAAGAAGAATGGTGAGATTTTTTCAAATAACTCATCTAAATTAGAGGCTCCACTATAATCCCATCCAAAATTATTTTTTTCTGCTGCACAATATTTTACTCCAAAAGAATGTTGATTAGTCCACTCTTCTGGGTACATGAAGTTTAATAAAGAAAAAAATTCATATGGTCTACTTTTTATAGCAGTACCAGTCAACAGAAGTCTTTGTGGTATATTTTTTAATACTTTTTTTACTATTTTTGTTCTATCTGCAGAGTTATTTTTTATATAATGAGCTTCATCCATTATTAATATCTCATAATCTTCTGGGATTAATTTGGTTCCTAATTTATCTTCTGTAAAAACAATATCTTTAGTTACTCTAGAATTTACTACAGCTCTTACTCCGCAATTAGGACAAACTTTATTTTTATATCTTTTTTTGTCATTTTTCTCTTTCCATCCACAAAAAACATTTTTACAAGTATGTGACATAATTAGTTTTATATATGAATCTAAAGAACTGTAGCTTATAATATGAAACAGAGACTCTTCTTTGCTGTAATTAACCTTACCAGACTTTTTAGTTGGCTTCCACTTGTATACAAAAGCTTTTTCGTTTGTAAATTTTAATATTTCACTTCTCCAATTCAGCCTTAAGTTGGCTGGGCATATTATTATAGTTTTTTTATTTTTCCAACAAGAATAAGTCATTGCTGCTGCCGTTTTCCCTACTCCTGGCTGGTCTCCTAGCAAAGCTCTTCCTCCACAAGCATCAAAGAATATAGCGGCTTGCTTTTGATATTCGTAAGGCTCCTTTTTCATAAAAGAAAAATCTACATGAGAGGTTTTTATGTTTTTAGACTTTAAATAAAGAGATTCAACAAGCCTTTGTTGCCTTTCTGTAAACTCTCTCTTAAGCTCTTCGACTTCTTCGTCTGATAAGTTGGTAAAACTAAATGGAATTCCATTATCTTTTATGAAAGATATTACTTTACCTATATAGTTTTTAGAAACTAGTCTATACCAGTCTTCATATGAAGATTCGTCTGGATTTTGTATACGGTCTACCTTGACTTGCCTTTGCTCTTCGGGAAATCCTTTTATAAAATCACTTAATTTTTTTCTGTAATTATATTTTATTTTATAATTACTCTTCAACTTTGTGATTATAACCTTGTTGTTTGACATAATAATTGCAATTTAAGTTAAAAAAATAAAAAAAGCTAATATTTATTATAAAATGTTTCAAAATGAAAGTAACTAAATCTCAACTTAAAAATCTTATAAAAGAATCTATAAAGACTCACATTAAAAAAGAGGGCTTAAAAAATAGACTAAATACCATTAGCGAAGAGTTAAATAAGTTAAATGAAGATGAAGAGATGGAAGTTATGACACCAGAAGTTTCAGAATCTTCAGAAACTATTTTTGATGCCAAACCTGGTGAGATATTAATATTAAACTTTGAAGGAAGAACTTTGAAGCTTAGAAGAGTTTGGGATGCTTTATTTCTTGTTACGGATGGATTTGAAAGTACTCATTTAAATACTGGTGACTATGTAGAGTTGCAGGGAAATCCAGACTTAACACATGGTAGAGAATATACTTTTAAAGTTTACAAACCAACAAGAGACGTTGAAAGTAGTGCTTTACAGAGTTGGAAAATAGCTAAGAATTAGTATTGTTTTTCTACAATTACAGTCCTATATAGGTAAAATAAAGAGCAATAACCTATTGTTTATTGCTTATATTAACTTAAACCAGCTAATTTCTTCATTCTTTCACTGCTTTCTTTTATGATTTTTTCTCTTCCTGATTTTATTATAGATTCAGATATTGGACCCTCTTCCTCTTCGGTACCTCCTTCTATCTCTTCTTCAGCATCTCCTAATTCACCAGTCTCATTAGAAACAAGTTCTTCGCCTCCTAATTCTGAACTTCCATCTTCATCTGCTGTGATGTATTTATTTAAATTTTCATACCAAATATTATAAACATTATTTATCATATTTATAATATTTTGATTTTCATCATTTACTTGAAATATAGATTCCAAAACTTTAAATCCATTAATTAAAGAAAATGACCACTTAACAAAATAATCTTTTTCTAAAACAACCTGACCTGACCAAAAAGCATCTTTAACAGGGTTGTCCCACGCTTTAAATGTTTCTTCACCATTTTCATCCTTGTCAAAAATAACGGTATATTTTCCTATTTTTTCTTCGAATTGTTTTTTTAATTCATTTATTTCCGCTTGTGTTATCTGTGCTGCCATTTTATTTAAATTTTGATTTTGTTCCAAACAATATTTCATCTAACTCATCTTCTGATAGGCCACTTTGTCTCATAGGCTTTTCTGATAAGCTCTTTTGTTTAATAGGCTTTTCATCTTCTTTAGCTTTTTCTTCTAACTCTTTTAAGGGTTCATTTGAAAATACTTTTGAAACTTCAATGTCTATTAATTTTTCTAAATCTGTTTTATTCATCTTAAATATTATTTACCCAAAAACTTTTTTTCTCCCAAAAAAACTTATATTGCTTAATCATCATATCTCTTACAATATCTCTAACATCATCTTTATCTAGTGTTTTTTTCATAGCTTTTTCTATCTCATCTTTAACTATTTTTTTCACCTGAGTTTTAGTTAGTTCCTTTCCAGAAGATTCTGATATAACAATAAATTCTTTCATATATAATAAATATGAAATAAAAAAAAGAAGTAACAATTAAAGGTTAATTAGCATTTCCACTAACATAGGACAGGGATACATATCAAATTTGTCTTTTCTTACACTTGTATGAGAGTATAATCCTTTTATTTTGCCATAATAAGCGTCTTCATTAAAGTCGAAAGCATCTTTAGGGCTCATTCCATCTTTTAATAGTTTTGGAATACCTGCAGTCATATCTATTTTTGGATATATTTTTGCAACATGCTTTATTAGCAATCTTAAAGACTCTATTTGCTCTGGAGTGTATGCGTGCCAATATTGATGCCCTCTAAATTCATAACCTAAATCACAAACCATATTTTCTGGGACTTCGCTATTAACATAAGTATAATATTTACCATTTTTCTTAGTTACATACCCAAAATTATTAACCTCTACAGCCGAAGAGTATTTAGACATATTAAAATTACCAACTTTACCTAGATGCCAACCGATATAATTATCAGGAAAGCACTCCACAACTTGTCCATTGTACTTGTCATCACCGTAACTTCCTATTTTAATACTTGTGCCACCAATACAATATTGTGTCGCTACACGCCCTCTATCATCCTTATTCCAACTGTTAATGGTATTATAAGGGTTATTCCACCCAGCAGTATGGTGAATAAAGAAATTCTCTGGTTGTATCTCTCCATAATCTTTAACATATTCATCTCCATCTAAATAAGCTCTATCTATTTCTAGCCCATCTTCTGTGGTATAAGAACCTAAATAATTTAACTTATCATCCCTATCGTCAGAATCGTCAAATCCAGTTCTATCTGTATCTATATCTTCATCATTATCAAAATCAATACCCATAGTCTCATTTACCAATGTTTCATATGTTTTTGACCCTACAATACCATCTGATACCAATCCTTTATCTGACTGAAATTTCTTTACTGATGATTCTGTGCCAGAACCGAATATTCCATCATCATTAATTCCTAACATTTGTTGCACTTCCTTAACTTGTGAACCACTATCTCCTTTTTTTAACATAATATTATATTTTACACCGTCTATTAAATAGCTGTAAGTTGTATCTCCAACTAAGCCGTCTACTGTTGTTTTTTTTGCTGATTGGAAATTCTTAACTGCTGTTTCAGTTATGTCTCCAAAGTAATCTGTAATCGTGTGATATGTCCAAAAGCCATTACTATCTAATAGTGACTGTAACTCTTTTACATCTGAACCGCTATCTCCATTTTTTAGTAACACTTTATCTTAAGTTTTTATTTATTTTATTAATACCAGCCATTCCTTTTAATTTATCTTTATATCCTTCAAAAATTTTACCATCAGAAATCATTGATGAATCACACTTAACAATAAATTCAGATAATTCTTTTGTAAAATCTTCTAAATTATTTTTTTTGAAATCTTCAATAAAATCATAGTTATTTACTCCACTAGAAAGCTCGTTAATGAATGTGCTTGTTTTACAGTCATTTGTAGCGTAAAAAGAAGCTTCATTTAATGTGTTTTCTTTATTTTTAATAAAAGTAAAATTAATTCTACTTTCATTTAAGTGGCCTGTTAATATGTATTTATCGTTAGAAAAACTGTCTTTATATGACATCTCAACAGTAATAAATGGCTTATCTTTTACTATTTCAGTCTTTATGTTGTATTTAGATTTTCTCATTATTTATCTAATGTTAATTTGTAAATTTTTCCACCTATCTTCACTTTATTTTTTGCTACTATTTCAGCTTTTTTAACATTTTTACTTTCTACTATTAATCCTCCACTTGATTTTGACATTTCTAATAAAACAGATTTTATCATTTTTTTAGAAATGGATTTTGATATATTTGTTATTTTTTCATTCAATTCAGCTTCAGTCAAATTAATACTAACAACTTTTTCATTATTAAGACTAACATCTTGAGACTCTTCTTGCTTTTGTTTAAGTCTAGCTTGTAATATAGATTTTGTATCAAGATTTGACGGTCCAAAATTCTCAATTTCAGAACTTTGTGAATAATTACTAGCTTTAATAGAATCTCCATACATAATGTCGTCAATCATAGATGCTTCAGAATTAGATTTTGGGGCAAAAGAATTTAACTTAGGTGCATTTTTAGATTTTTCATTAGGACTTTTACCAACTTTAGGTACAGGTATTGCAACTGGTCCTGTTGATGTTTTTTCAGATTTTTCTATAAATTTTGCAAAACTATTCTTTAATCCACCATTTCTTATTTCATCAATTCTACTGCTCTTTTCTGGGTCATTTGATTTAGATTTTGGATTTACTATAGGCTTCATTGGAACTGGTATTCCCATACCTTTAAATCTGTCCAACATTTCTTTTTTACTATTTCCTTTTTCACTCATAACAATTATTTTTTAATATAAATCTTCTTCTGTATTTATATTTTCAATTTCTTCTTTAATAATAATTTCACCTTCTCCCCCACTTTCACTCTCGCCCTCAAAAACGCTCTCTTCTAGATTGTCATTTTCATTAGTTATTAAAGTAACATCCTTAACTATCCAACCATAAATAGTCTCAATCTTATTATTATTGATTAAGTTTTCAAATATTTCTATTTCCGAATCATACATATAAGCTTTTAGGGTTAATATAGGTCCCATTCTTCCATATTTTCTAAATTTTATTTTTTTATTAATATTGTCAAACATTATATTTTTAAATTCTATATAACTCTGTTGCTCAAGTTCTTGATATGTTATATTGTACCCATAAAATTCTTCAAATTCATTTGAGGAACCTTTATAAGCAAGGTCTATTAATATTTTTTTTGTATTTTTTCTATCTGGTTTCATATAATAATATTTCTACTTTTTCATTTTCCACATCCCACCAAGCGTAAAATTTTGGATATATATTTTTTTCATTTATAAAAAATGCACTTATTTCCTTTTCTATTTTTATTTTTTCAAATCTTTTTTCTAAACTTTTCTTTTCATTTAATATAAAAATATCTTTTGTTTCAATTTCTTCCAATTCTTTTTTAGAATTAAAAAACTCTTTCTTTAAATCCTTTTTTATATTATAAGAAAATTCTTTTTGATTTTTTATTATTTCAACTCTAGAGTGCATTTGTATTACAATTTAATTTAATAATGATAAAAGTAAAGTTTATTAATATTTATATTAAACATATAAATTAAATAGTTTGAATTTATCTGAAACATACAAAGTTAGACTTAAGGGATTGGCTGGTATTTTAGAAGAAAAAAAATCTAAAATAGAATACGAATATCAAGTCAGAGATATTGGTGGCGATGTTTATTATAAAAGAAAAAACAACTCTAAAGAATGGGAATTTACAAATGAGTTAGATTTTTTTAAAAACTCTAAAAAATCAAATGTTGTAAAATGGGAAAAATTAAAAGATAAAAATGCACCAAAAATAAGGCAAATAGAGGTGGAACAAGATTTAAATTATAAAAAATATCCATTAGAAACTTATAAGAGATATTTAGAAAATATATGTCCTTCTAACTTTAATATAGAAATAAAAGATGGTTACATTAAAATTTTTGACAAAATAAATGAAAGAAATTAGAAAAATAATAAGAGAAGTATTGAGTGAAGTTTTCATTAAGGAAAATGTTGGCCCTGGACTAGGTGGCTCAGCTAAGGCTTCAACTATATATACAGATATATTTGATAGATTATTCCAAAACCCAGACTTTAATAAAGAGTATGACCCAGATAATGGAGTCTTTTGGTTTGATGATGATTATGAAAATAATGTTGGAAATATATTAACTCCTAGTAATATAACGAAAAAATCAAAAGGTTATAGAAAAATGAAAAAGTTGCAAAATTGGAAAAACTTTAAAGGAAACGCAAGACTATAAGTATATTATTAAACTATTTATATTAAAATTTATATTTTGAAAAACTTTATTAAAAAAATACTTTTATCTGAGCTTTATGAAACTGGCATAATGAAAAAGTCTAACACTTTAATTAGTGATAACTTAAAATATCATTTAGACAACAAAATAAGTATATGTAATAGCGTTTTTAGATATTCTTCAAAAAGTCATTTAGATATAATTAATGAAGTAAGAGATTTATTTAATAAAGAACTTATTTATTTATGCAAAAATGATGAAGAGATAATCAATTCTGATGCTGGTCAATTTGGTATATATGAAAATAAAACAGTTTTTTTAGAACTACCATTCCCAGAGTTTGAAGAAAGTATTAATGAAGCAAAGTATAAGGGTAAAGACGTAAAGTTAGGAAAGCCAAAAAGAGGAGGTTCTAAAAAGTTTTATGTTTATGTTAAAAACCCTAAAACAAAAAAAGTAATTAAAGTTTCTTTTGGAGCTAAAGATGGAGGTGGTAATCTGGCCGTGAAACTTAAAGACCCAAAGGCAAGAAAAAGGTTTGCTGATAGACATAAGTGTGAAACTAAAAACGACAAAACAACACCAGGGTACTGGTCTTGTAGGTTGCCAAGATATGCAAAAATGCTAGGCTTAAGTGGTGGTGGAAAATGGTGGTAAAAAAAATGAATATTAATAAAGAAATAAAGTGTCCTAATTGTAGTTGGGAGTGGAATTTAGAAGTTGATGATAAAAATCCACACCTATGTCACAAATGTGGTTATGATTCAATTTTGAAGGATTTTGATATGCTTTCCTTAAAAAAATGGCAAGAAAAAAATGACCACCCCTTTGATGAGCACATTAAGGAAGGCTTACATATTAGGACGTTTCGTGAAGATGTTAATAAAGAAGAGCTAGTTTGGCATAGAGACAGAGAGGATAGAATAGTTTTTCCAATAAACGAAACTGATTGGAAGATTCAATTTGACAATCAAATCCCAATTAATATAGAGCCAAAAAACCCTATATTCATAGAGTCAGGAAAATATCATAGATTAATTAAAGGAACAAAAGATTTAAATTTTAAAATTTATAAAACGAATTTTGATGATAAGTCTAACATGAAGAATACAATATACGAAACCTTTAAGGTTTTTTTAGAGAATGATTTTTTTCTAATTGATAATAAAAAAAATAATAAAAAATAATGTTAATTTCAGAGTCATATAAAAATAGACTTAAAGAATTAGCTGGACTGATTTCTGAAGAAGTTGATGTAAATAGCGCACTTGCTCTTAGTGACTCTAGAACTGCTTTTAATTTAGATTTAATGACTCAAGCTATAGAAGAGGGTAGAGAAGTTGGAATTTTATATAAAGGAGACGAGATGAGAGCTCCTTCTGGTAAGTATAGATTAATTTATCCTGTTGCCATGGGAGTTTCAAAGGCTGGGAATAGGGTCATTAGAGCTATACATAAGCATGGTCAATCTGAATCTAAGGCAAAGGAAACTGGCATTCGTAGTTCAGAAGCCAAAAACGTTTGGAGATTATTTAAAACAAGTAACATTAAAGGCATGTGGTTGACTGGGAACTTTTTTCAAGGCCCAATAAATGGCTATAACCCTAATGATAAAGGTATGCTTACTGTTGAAATTTCTACGGATTTATCAAAAGTAAAAACATTCCAGGAAGAATTGTTTAAAAAACAAAAAGAAGAAGGTGAGCAGCAGTCAAAATTAAAAAGATTTAAAGACACAGGAGAAAGACCTTTGGAGCAACCCATTAATAATCCAGAAACTAGAATTGGTTCAGATTTAGAAAATAATAACGAAGAACTTTAATAAGATACGCTAAACATAGAAACTCCTCCTTTTGGATTTTCTTTTATCTGCTCATCAGTAAGGCTTTTTGTTTCTTTAGAAACTTGAATTATATTATCAACAAAATCTTTAATTTCATTTTTATGAGTTATAATTAAAACATTTTGATACTTGTTTTTAAGATATTCAAATACATTTTCCATATCCATTGTAAGCTCATCATCTAAAGAACCAAACCCTTCATCAATAATACACAAAGAAGGCTTTGTAAGAGAGCTGACGAAGTGTAAAGAATCTCTAATTGCAACACTTCCTACAAAAACTTGTGAACCTGAGGCTTGCGACATTGGAAGAGCATCTTTCTCTGGTGAGTTGAAATAAAATATTTCTCTTATGTCTCCATTTGTTTTTATCTGCATCTCTATTTTAAAATCAACAAGATTTTTCAATATTGAATTTATTCTATGATTTATAATGGGAAGTTTATTTCTTATAATTCTAGCTGGTATTCCATCTCTATGAATTGCCTGAAGGTATATTGCATATTTACCATAATTCTTTTCTGCTTCAGTAATTTTGTTTAAATTTTCTTTAAAATTTATAATATTATTTTTAGCAATACTTATTTTTAATTTAGATTCTGTAATTTTTTCATTTAATTGATATACCCTAAGTTTACATCCCTTTTTTTGAAAGTTAAATTCTTCTATTTCTTTTTCTAAAATTAAATTTATTTCAATAGCATCTTTATTTTTACTGATTAAAACTATCTCATTTTCCAGTCTTTCATTATGCTTTTCACTTTCAGACAAAACTCCTCTCAAAGACTCAAGTTTTTTTGAATTATTTTCAACAGAAATATTATGCTCTTTTATTTTTGATATATTTTTAGACACTTCTAAGTCTTTGTTAAAGTTTTCTATTTGACTTTTAATAGATATTAATGAGTTTTTTAATGAATCAAATTTGTTTTTACTTTTATCAAATTCATTATTATTTTTTAGTATATTATTTGCCTTTTTTAACTTTTCTTTTGTGTTTGATAACACACCTTCTCCTCTCAATAAATCTTCTTCACATTTTTTTTGAATTTCTTGGTCTGCCTTTTTTTCTACATTTCCACATGTGGGACATTTTTTTCCTTTTGAAACCTCTAGATTATTTCTTAATTTTAATAGTGCAGATTCTATTTTAATAACTTCATCATTTATTAATTCTATATTTTCTTCTTTTTGTTTTGGGTTTTCCTTAATCCAAACCTCTAAAGCAATATACTCATTTCTAAGGTTTTTAAATTTATTTCTTTCAGATTTTATATTACTTTCAATTTCAGAAAAAGATAAAACATTTTTATTTGGCACTTCTTTTTTGAAATTCTTAGAAATCCAATCCTCTAAATTTTTAATTAGCTCTTTTGTTTTTTCATTATTAATATTTAATTTAGAAATTGCTAAATTTATCTCATCTACAGTTTTATGTTCAGTTTTTTCAACTTTTATTAAAGACTTAGTTTTATCTAAAATATTTTTATCATAATCTTCTTGTTCTTTTTCTACTTCTAAAATTTCTTTCTTATAAGTTTCTATTATTTGCTCATTACTTTTTAATAATTTCTCCTCACTTTCTATATTTAACTTATAATCTTTTGGGTTTCCAAGAACTTTTTGTCTAGCTTTTATTTCATTGAATTTATTTTTTGCAAAATCATATCTATCTCTGAAAATTTCAAGACCTAAGTATTTATTTATTAAATCATTTTTAGGCTGTTGACTCATACTTACATAGTTTCCTTCTCCATTTTGAGCTTGAAGAACAATTTTTGTAAAATCATCAAACTTACCAACAGATTTTACTATAACATTATCTCTCTCCGTCTTTTCTGTAGCGCTAGTTTCTGAATCTACATTCTCCCACTTATATGAACCATCTTCCTTAAGTGTATATTTTTTATATTGTATTCCGTATGATACATCTGGCGTTCCGTCTCTCTTCTCTTTTACGGTTACAGTTCTTTCGATATAATATTTTTGAGAGGCTATAGTTAAATAAACTCTACCTCCACCTTTGTTGTCAGAAGTGTACATATTAACAAGTCTATAACTGTCACCACCACCCAGCATTTTTTTATATAAAATCCAAACTAAAACTCTTATTAAATTTGATTTTCCATTAAAGTTTTTACCAAAAATACCAGTCACTCCTTTAAGTCTATTAAAAGTAAATTCAGTTTTTTCTTCAGGAAATGAATATAAGTTCCAAACTTCCATTTTATCCAGAAACCATTTTTGTCCTTTTTCAGAAATGTAATTAAGCTCCTTGTCTATTTTTTTAGACAACTCTACAACCTCTTCTTCATTATCATATTCGCTATTTTCTACAAACTCTTTTAGCAGCTTAATAAATTCATCTGAATTAGAGTAGTCAACCTCTTCATCAATAGAAACATTTAATTCTTCATCTTTTTTTATAAAGCTACATTCTACTGATACTTTATCACAGCCATATTTTGTTTTTACAATTTTTTCTATTTGTTTTTCTTTTTCTACAGAATAATTTTCCTCATAATCTTCCCAGACTATCTCAACCCTTGTTTTTTTTGGGTCATTTGATAAGATTAATTCATCAACTCTCTCTTCAACCAACTCTCCTTTTGATATGTGTAATTTAGAAAATCCTACATCATTAAGTATAGTTTTCATTTTAAAAGTACTACTGTTTAAATTCCACATTAAATAACCTTTTTCCATAGATTCTCCAAAACCTTGTTGAATTAAACTCCCACTATAAGCAATACTTTCATTTTTAGAGCCTTTTGGACAAAACGCTTGATGCTCATGTATATCTCCAAGCATTACTATATCAAAATTGTCAAAAGTAGAAAGTCGCATTAAATCATCTCCCTTAATTTCATATCCATTATCTCCTCTACATCCATATACAGGCCCGTGATATAGAGCTATGTATTTTTTGTTGGGGTCCTTTTTGGTTAAGTTTAATATTTCATTATCTATGCAAGAATATATTCCATAAACAATACCATCTTCTACTTCATAAAATCCACTTTCTTTAAAGAAGTAAATTCCAAAATCTTTACCTGTATGCTCAGTTAGAGTAGGATTTTCTTTAGTTATATAATATCCATTATTAAGAAGTTTTATAATTGGGTCTAAAGCATTTCCTTGAGATAAAGACTGTAAATTTAGGTCATGATTTCCAAGGAGAATATCTACAGGAGCTATTTTAGAAAGCTCTTCCATAAGCCACCCAGCTAAAACCATTGAATTTGGAGATAGAGTAATTTTAATGTGAAACAAATCTCCTGTTAATACAATTCTTTTAGGCTTTTCTATTTTTAAGTCATCAATAGTTCTTTGGAAAACTTCCTTATACTCTTCGTGTCTACTTCCATATCTAATGTGAATATCAGATATGTGTGCTATAGAATTATTTATATCTACTTTAACTTTATCCATTTTGGTCTTTTAATATTTCTTTTTTCATTTGTTCCCAATCTTCTTTTAGCTTTTTTTCATCTACATAATGTGATTTTTTACCTTTTTCTTTAAGTGCTAATTTTTGAAACATATATTGGAAATCAATTTTTCTACAAGTTCTTAGAAGTTCTACTGTAGCATTCTTTCCATTTTTCTTAACAAACTCATCTATATCATCTTTTATTTCAACAAAATACACATCTAAACCATAAGACGTTAGCTCATTATATAAAGATATACTGTCATATAGAGCATCTTCATCTAAGCAGAGTATAACTCTACTTTTGTGTTCCTTTAATTTTTTTACTATAAACTCTGAAGGAACTTTCCCTAACATTGGAATTGCGTTATAAAGGTGAATCATATCAAAAACTCCCTCAACTAAAATTATTGGTAAATCAAAGTTTATATTTTTAGAATTAAATATAATCTCTGTTCTAGCCACCTCTTCTTTTGGCGGTCCCATGTAATTTGGTTTTATAAAATCATAATAAGAACGTCCAACATAATAGTTAACTTGTCCATATTCATTATATGATGGAAAAATTATTCTATATTTTCTATTGCCTTTATTTTCCGTATATCCTATATTATATTTCTTAATCAAATCCCAACTTAAAGCTCTTTGGCCCTTCTTTTTTCCTGTAATATACATTACAGCAGATTTATAGTATTTACTATCACTTTTTTTAGTGAGAGGATTAAATCCTTCTGGAAGTTGGCAAACTATAAGCTCATTATACTCTTTAGTTTTTTGATTATTTTTTATGTAATTCTTCTTAGGTAGTACAGAGCTTATTCTTTCTAAGTCATCTTTATTTCCATAGTCTTCAGCTATCCTATGTGCGGTGCCACTATATTTACACTTCCAACAGTGGAAGATGTTGTTTTTAGAATTATAAGCAAGATTATACTTTTCATCGTGCCTACAAATTTTTGATTTACAATTAAATTCATACTCCTTAAGGTTTATAGACTCTTTTTTAGGAGCTCCTAAAATCTTAATTAAGATGTTTAATATTATTTGAGAAGTATTGTTCACTTATTTGTATTTATATGTACAAATATAAAAAAATAAGAGATATTTTACAATTATTTGTTATAATAAATTAATTATTGTTAACAATTAATCTTTAGAAATATTTTTTTGAGTTTTTTCTCTTGTAATTATATCGCATAAACCACAAACATAAGCGTCTGACATATCAAAATTCTCTTTCATTAATTTATGTGTTCTTTTTGAATATTTCCAGTTAATTTGAGGTTCTCTTTCTACAACGTTTTCCCAAATGATATATTTTTTATTTGGTGCACTTTGTGGAATTTTTAAATCTGGGAAGGCTGTCTTTCTTGCTGTATTTACATTATAATATCTAGGTACTGTTCCAAATTTTCTATATAAATATCCACTAATCATAGCGTTCATAAAAGTTAACTTTTGTATAGTATCTGCATTTGAAAATCTGCCTTTAAATTTCTTTAAAGGCTCTTCTATTGATATGTGTTCAATTTTATGTTCTGAATTTTCCAACCCAAGAGCAGAGCTTAATGTGTCCATGTATTTAATGAAGTCGTCTAACCTTTCAAATAAAGTTGTTTTTTCTTTAAATTTAATATACTCTAAACTACAAATTTGATTTTCGCTATCAAATAAAGATATTCCTACTACAGTTGTCGATATGTCTAATCCTAATGTCATTTTTTTTACTTTTTTATAAAATACATTTATTTAAAAAAAAGTAAACAAAAAAGCCTGAACATTTAATCCAGGCCTTCAATGTTTAATTATAAAAATTTACATTTCTAAATTTATTTCAAAAGTTATAGCGTTAACATAATTTTTTTCAACTGGTTCGCTTAGTTTTGCGACAGCTATAAGTTCTCCAAGAGGATTGTATAGACCAACTTCAGTTACATATATAGAGTCAAAATTAACAAAACCTTCTTCACTGTTTATTTGTGCCAAAGCCTTATCTGAGTCCCAAGTTTTATTATTAGATATATAAAATTGCTGAGGAAGCGCTAAGCACACCGAAGTCATTTTAAATGAAGTGTCTATATCTTTAAATGACAATAAAGAACCTTCAGAACTTGCATCTGATAAATTACTCCCAGTAAAGTGTATTTTAGTTTTACTTCCAACATTAAAGTCATCAGTATATGCAGAGCCGTCTGAAGTGAATCCAGATGTCCAGGGAAAATTATTTACAATTTGTGGGTGAGTTATGACCATATAGCCTTTATCTAAAACTGCAAAACCACAAGGTATGTCATAATTATAACCATCTCTACCGTTAGGATATCCAGCATCAACTGCTACTGCATAATTTATACTAGAAGATGGTCTTTGGTCTGTATTATAAAAATCTCTTATTTCTGTGTTAGAAACTGCGCCTACCCTATCTTTATAGTCACCAGTTGGGTCCCAAGATGTTACGGTAGAGTTATTTATAGCATCATCTAACTCGTTTCTTGTTTTTCCAGTGTAAGGTAGATTTATATCGTCAGAAAATAAAAATACTACATTATCTCCTAATAATATGTTTGATTCAGACTTTAAAGCATTTGACGAGCTGTATGTACTAGATATCAAAGTAACTCCTGACAATTCATTAGGAGTTGCACTTCCGCTAACAGGAACTCTAAAGTTAATAGTTTTTCCATCTATAAATTCACTATACTCACTTGCTGGTATAGGTGTTATTATAATTTGGTCAACATTTAACTGTTGAAGTTCTGGGAATATTTTTGACATATCGCTAGTAGTAGGTAAAGCTCCGCTTTTATATGGCAAATTAAAAGACATAAAATAATTGCCTTTTTTGTCGGTAATATTATCTCTATCACATAGAGTGTATGTTAATTCAGTTTCAAATAAGCTCTTTATTTGAGAAGACTCCCTTTGAAGTGCTATATATGAATCTACTTTTTTTGTAAATCTAGAATCTGCAATCATTTTATTTATTTATTTAATTAATTTATTTATCTTTTAAGTACAGGAAATGCTCCAGGTACAGTAGAAAATGTTCTAACAACGCTTTTAGTATATTTAAAAGATAAAGAAAACGTTCCAATATCTCCATTTCCTACCATAACATTTGAAGGGTTACCATAGAATTGAAAATTAATAGTTTTACTCCTAGTTGAACCTGATGAATCTAGAACTACCGAACCTTCTTTTGTTGTGTTTACCCAACCTATAAGAGCTTGCCTTAGTCCTTCGTCAAAATTACTCATCACACCCCAATCATTATATATTACATTTTGATTTGAATCAAAAACAACTTGTTCAATTGGAGTTTTTGATTCAGTCTGTGGTGCTGGGCCTAATCTTTTCGTTCTTGGGACTGGGCTATAGTCTTTGGAAACTTTTCTTGGTGGTGATACGCTTTTCATAATTTTTAATTTGTTGTGTTATTTGGGTTTGGAACTGATTTACTGCCAAATTTACTTGGAGAAATCTTTTTAGATATCATTTGATAATCTTTCAACTTAACAGTTTTTGCTGTAGCCGTTTCAAATTGTATTGTAACTATATTACTATCTTCTTCAATACTTGGATAGATAATTCTCATTCTATATCCAGGATTTCCTCCTGATGGCTCTAAAAGATTTATTACCAATTCATTATCTTTCATTACTAAGTCTCCAAAAACTTTTGGAAGAACATCATAAGTAGCTTCTAAAGTAGCTTCTTGATTAATTAAAGTTATTAATTCTTGTGTTATAACAGTTTCTAATTTAGATAAATCTTTATTTAAATCCATCACTATGTCTTTTTTACTTGTTATATACTCTAAAGTATCAAGTTCAGTTGCGAGAGACGCATCTTGTGGACTAATTAAGTTTGTTAAAGTTCTACCCTTAGCTCCAGTTATATTCCCTTCATTCTCTCCAGATAAATCAGGAATATCACCAGAAGTTAATAGGTCTGGTAATTTATAATTTACATCTGGGTCTCCTAAGGAAAATCTTTCCACTTGTAATCTATCCACCTGAGTTCCGTCTGATAGTTCGACAAACCTAGGGTTGTTTTCGTCTTGAAATAAGTATTTTCTTCCTATCTCTGTCAGATAAGCTGTTGCATATACTGTAGTTGCTGATGTTATTGCTCCCATTTTTTATTTAATTTATTATTTTAAAAATCTATTTGTAATTGAAAAGTTAAAAATCTTCCTTCGTTTTTCTTTATTGGATATGTAGGCTTTCCTGCTGCTACCAAATTCCCAGCATTATCTAATATCCCAACTTCTGTTATATATGTATTATTGTCTAAGCTACTAAAAGTAAAGTTGTTAGAAGAGTTGAAAGAATCATTTTTAGCAAATGTTGTTATTACGGTTTTGTATGTTGTGGACAAAATATCAGCATCCACATTTCCAAACAAAAACGATTCGTCTCCAAAAGTAAGTCCAGTTAAACTGTGGTCATCATTATTAGTAAATATACTATCTAAAGAATAAGTTGTTCCACTATCATAGTCTTCTTGAGATATTATAAATTGATATCCATTAAGTTTGTTTGGCTCTATTGTTAAATCACTAGTATCGCCAGTATATATTCCATTTCCAACTACTGATGATATTAATTTCCAATCTGTTGATGGAATATCTGACAAAGTCGTTATTTCAGAAGATGTACCAATATCTTGTTCGCTAACTAGTAGTTGAACTTTGTTGGCGTTCCATCCTGTTCCAGAAAAAGGAGATGTTGCATCCATATTTATGCTACTTCTTAAGTACGGAAAAGAGTTTGTTGGAAATGTAGCTGTTAAAAATTGATTATTTCCATTGCTATCAGTTTCTCCATCTATTTGCTGCACATATCCACAATGTAAAGCTTGAGGATAGCCAAAAGTCGAACCTGATGAATATGTTGAGTCGCTTTCTGTTATATAAGTGGCAAAATAAGTTTTTCCAGATTTACATAATCCAGTTGCTTGAACTGTTGTTAAAGGATATTTAGGCGTAGATGCTAAATTTAAATTTAATTCAGGTAATGTATAGTTTCTATTTGACTTATAAGTCATTGCTGTTAACATTTCAGCATCTGTTATTATTATTAATTTAAGCTTATGATAAACTCTACCAACTATTTTACTTGTACTAGAAACTCCATCTCGCAAATCTCTATAAGTACTATTGGATACAGTATCAGTATTCGTTATTCCTTGAACATCATAAAGAGTTACTCCAAACTCTAAACCTCCACCATTATCTTCGGTAGAATTATGCCACATTATATAAGGCAAATCTACTCTTACACTTGTCTCTACAAACTGTTCCGCATAAGTATTTCCAGTATACTCATTTGTATAGTGCAATATTCCTATAGCAACTGTGTTTTTATCAAATCCTAAATAGGCTTTAGTGCCATTATAATCTATAGAACCATAAGATGTATATCCGCTAGTTGCGTCTGTCACTCCTTCTACACTTTGAGTTCTTATTATATTCATATTCCAAACTTCTGGGTTGATAGTTGCTCCTGTTCCGTAATATGTTTCAACTCCATTATATGGATAAAAATAAGTATTTATAGTCTGAGCATTTGTTGATGATGCAAAGTCTGGGGTTGGTCTGTCTAAATTTATTGTGTCAGAACCGTTTGTAGCCGTTACTCTGTACCATAAAGAAACTGTTGGATTGCCAGAAGGCACTAAGACGTCTGTATATGTAGCACCACTATTTTGTATTGGCTCCCAAGGTATAAACACTAAATCTCCTGCATTAGGAAAGTAAGAGCCTCCAGGGTTATCAAGCAAAACAGATGTTCCTCCACCTAATGGAGATGTGGTATACGTAATTGTATTAAAATTTCCTAATAATTTTGTTGTATCTATTGCTGTAGATGCACTACTTATTGTCGACCCAGTAAACATTCCATAACTTCCTGTAGCTCCTGTTGCAAATTGTTTTGCAGAAACTAATTGATTTCCCTCTAAAGGGATTGCATTAGTTGAGTCAAAGTTTATAGAAAAACCAGGCTCTGTATCTACTGGTGATATTATTCTATTGTTAGTTATATCATACTTCTCAGTTCTATCTATTCCGTAATTTACTTCTCTATCAGAAAGAACTGCACTAGTAAAGTTAAGACTTCCCAAAGAAAGCTGTCTTCTGCCTGCATCAGTTAATTTAACATTAATAAATGTTTTAGGTTCGTTTAAAATATATCCCATTTTCTATTTACTCTTTTAAAGAATTTAGTATAATATAATTTTTAAAATATTAAAGTAAACTTTTGATTACTTTAATATTTTAAAAAAATAGTTTCCTTAGCAATAAATAGATTATAAAAAAAAATAGAAATAATTTTATAAGTTTTTTTGCTGTGATATTTATTAATAAACAATTTTATAAATGACATCTATAAATACGGGTACAACTTTGGATGTAAATCCTACGCCTGGTAGAGACGTAAGGTTCGCTGCGACAAGCTCTGAATCGGTTTTTACTTTTGGAAATTTCAGATTAGAAAGAGATAGAGAAGAAAATCTCTTAGATAATACTGGTTCTCAAATCTCTTTCACTTCATATTATAATATAAACAATTCAGATTCTAATGATTTTGATGTATTAAAAATTATTAATACAAAAGAAAATGAATTAAACTTAAACCCAGAAGAGCCAACTAGTTATGCTTATTTTGGCTCTTTTTATACTAAAGTTGCTAATTCAATAAATAAAATAGTAGATAATTTTCCTTATCCATTCTTATCTCATCCTATTAGTGGCGGAATAACAATTTACGATTATTCTCACGATATAATACAAAACTATTCATCTTTTAAAGTAGCTTTTTCTTCTATTACAAATCAAGGAAATATTATATATGTTTCTGGTCGTACAGAACAGAGTGATTTGGAAATAGATTTATTTAATGATACTAATAAATTTTCTATTCAATTAAGTGGAGAGTCTCAAAGTACAATTACTGGAGACACTTTTGTTAACACAATACATAAGATAATTTCTTATAATTATTCTATTAATAATTATTTTGAGTTTAACATAGAAGGCATATTGTTACCACAAGCGTCTACAACTGCAACCACTTTTAACTATCCTTTATATATAAGGCCTACAAGAAAAAGATATGGTCAATATAAAAAAACAATATCTAACCTAGAAGACCAACTGCTTAATAGTGGAAATTTTTTAATGCCAAACCTAGATACTGAAACTTATGAGAGAGTTACTTTTACTTGGCCTAGAACAATAGATGGATTTTCTCCCAATAGTTATGGTTCTGAATTTGAAAACTATGCAACATCTATATTAAATTCATCAAGAAGTGTTGATGAAGAAAAAACTAATATAATGCTTAGGACAATGCTTCCTGAGAATTATATTAATTTAGATTCAGAAAATGATATATACAGAAAACTAACAACAACTTATTCAGAAGAATTTGATAAAATTAAACAATACATAGATGGATTGGCCTATGCTCACTCAATTAGTTATGACGGCTCTGAAAGTGTGCCTAATAAATTTATAGTAAGATTAGCAAATCTTTTGGGAGCCAAATTACCTAATGCATTTGTTGCAGAAAATATAGTAGACTATCTGTCTGGTGAGATTGATAATACTGGTAATTCTTACGAAGATTATAATTTAGAGCTTTGGAGAAGAATGTTAAGCAACATAGTTTGGTTATACAAAAAAAGAGGAACTAGAGATGCTTTAACTTTTATTTTTAAACTTTTAGGAGCTCCAGATTGTTTGTTTAATTTAGAAGAATTTATTTATGATGTAAAAAAAGTAGAAGAAACCATAACTACAGATGCTACAAATTCTCTATTAGAAGATGCTGGTGGAGGTGTTGATGGTAGTGGTAGTGTTGTTTCAGTCCTAAATTTAGATAATAGTGCAACAGATGACCTTGGAAATCCAATAGATGGACTTTCTGAAAAACAAGATGGATATCCAGATGTAAATGCTACATTATTTCAAGCTGGTGGTGGAGGAAGAGGTGATGGCCAAGCGTTTATTCAAAGTTTGGGAGATGTTTATGAGCCAACAATTCGTGTTGATAATTTAAAAATAAAGACAGGAAATACAAGAAATATAGTAAACACAAAAGAAATTAACGTAGACCTTAGACCCTCTAGAGCAATAGAGTGCGATGTGATGGATTGGTATGAAATTGGATATGGATGGTGGGGATGGGGAAGTCTTTCTCCTGTATTTTCCGCTATGACCGTTCCTTTTGAGTGGCAAGTAGAAGAGCTTGATTCTGTTATTCCTCCAAATATGAGCGCAATGACCATTCAAGAGTGGGTAGAATATATATATACTGCTAATGTAGACCCAAGAAATAGAAAAACTCTAGGCTGGCAACAAGGCCATACGGGAATATATTTGGATTTGAAAAAGATATACATAACGTATATGCTATTAAATGCAAATATGTCCAACAGGCTAACGTTTAAAAAGTTAGAGAAATTTTTAAACTTATTAGAAAGAAACTTTGAGGACCTAGTTCCGTTTTTCACTCCTGCAACAAGTATATTAAATTCATATGGTACAGTATATGCAAATACCGCATTTAATAGACATAGATTTATATATAGACCAGGTATAAATGATGGTTCAGAATTTAAAATAAAATTACCTCTTGTTTTTGAGCCAACTATACAAGCTGTAGACTTTACCGTAAGTATAGAAAATAACTTTGACAAAGATATAAATGCACATAATTTAACGGCAACAATACCAAAAAGTCCAGAAGGAAATGTTGACATTTCCAATTTTGAAGTTACATTACCTACATCATTAAATCCTAATACAAATGTGGCAAACTACGCAGCTAGCATATTTAAAGAAGATTTAAATTTAGAACCATATGCAGACCCTCAAAAACTTACACCAATAACTTATCCAGAATAATATGCCTATAAATAAAATTATAACATCTAGGACAATTGGTGAAAGCGATGGTATTTCTCAAGTATTTATACAAAATAATATACCTAAAATATTAGAACCATTAGTTGAGCCTAAAATATTTAATTTACCTCTTTATAACTTAGAGGGAGCTACTTTTAAATATTATCAACAAGTAGTTGATGGTATTTCTGTAAATGTAAATAATGAAAAAACATTAACATATGACTATACGGCAAACACAACTTCCTTTAGTTCTATTACTAATGTTATTTATGATATTTATAGAGTAGATTTTCCTACATACGATGCAGTTTCAAACGACTTAAATGAAAATAGTCTTACAGGTTCTACTGGATTTACTCCCACATTAGAGACTATATCATCTCTGTTGGCAACTCCTTTAGCTACTATTTATGAAACTGGTGATACAATATCTACCCCTACTCACATTGTTTCGCTTCCTGAAATTATAAAGCCAATAGGTGGTTTTGCTGAACAATTACTCTTAGATAAAGCACAATATTTTATAGATACAAGATATGAATTTATTCAAGAAAGAGATAAGACACTAGGTGGATTTGAGACGTTTAGTGGAGGTTCAGTTGTTGATTTTTCATATTCTGGTCTTAATTCAGATGGAAACTTTTTAATTACAACACAAAAAGATGAAACGATAATTAGTGGAGGAACATATTCTGGCTTAACTACCAATGGAGCTATATTTACTTATTTTTCAGCGCCGCAAAAACCAAATATAGACGTAATAGATGATGCGCCAACTGTAATTGGACAATTAGATACTTTTTCACCTATTTTTAGTTTTAACAACGTTTCTGATGGTGATTACTATAAGCTTCAAGTTACTTACGACTTATCAGATGCTACATTTTTAAGCGCATTTACTTTTAATATAGACCGCCAACCTGGTATAGCTGATTTTATAAGAACGCACTCTGTAACATTGTCTCCAGACTCTTCTTTTTTATATAGATTTGGCAATACTAAAGAGGTTATAAATGTATTTGGAGTAAAGCAAAATGTAACTAACTGGGGCAGAAGCGAAACTGCTATAACAGATACAGACGGAATTTATACAGTGCAAGGAACTGTTTATCAAGATTATAATTATGGGTGTCCAGTTTCTGGGGCGACTGTTGTATTTACAGTCTCATTAACTACAGCAACATTAGAGGTTGGAGTTGATACAACAACTGATATTTCAATTGCTGCAGGAACTAATGAGCCTATAGGTGGAGGTGTTGGTACGAGCTTTTCTGCTTTAACAGATTCTAGTGGTAATTATACTGTTAGCAATGTTGCTGGCGGTAGTGGAATAGTTACTGTTACAAAGTTCGGGTATGATGATACTCCTCAACCTTATGATATAGATGGAGATACTGTAGGTCTTGACTTAACAATAAACCTACTATGGAGTAGTACAGGTACAACATTTGCAGATGTAGGAGAATGTATTTTTGTATAATGATTTACATTTTTAATTAAATAAATAAATTAACACAATAAAAATAGATAGTAATATTTATAAAAAAAGAAAATAAATGTCAGACATAATATTAACTGGTGATAACGTAAATGAAGGTAGGATTAAAATTAATTCTGCTCTTGATGCTCTTGACATTTTATGGTCTGGTGATGTGGGCAATTATTCTATACAATCTATTAGTGGAACTAGTAGCTTATCAGATACAGATGGAGATTATTCTATAAACTTTATTAAAGGAACTTCTGACAATGATGTATTAGGAGATTATTCACATGGTGAAGGATATAATAATTTTATATGGGGTGGTTCTGATTATTCACATGTTCAAAATTTTGACAATACAATTGGAAAACTAGCAGGAGATGCTTCATTTTCACATGTAGGTGGTAAAAGCAATGTTGTACTTAGACCTTTTGGGTTTATCCATACCAATGGGAATGATAGCCAAAAATCTTTATTTTCTTCTTATTCTTCTATTTTAGGAGGGTTTGACGGACAAATTGGAGAAGAGTTAGGTTCTGACAACAATACTAGCTCTGGTATTTTAGGTGGGTATGAACCTAAAATCGTTCAAAATACATATTCAAACCTTTCTGCAAATACAATATTAGGAGGCTCGTTTAATTCGATTGAAGACTGTTCTAAAAGCTCTATAATTGGTGGCTATGGATTTCCAAGAGATGGAGAGCCATTTGGACTTCTTGATGGTCAAAATCTTATGTACCGAAGTAATTCTTCTGCAATTATATTAGGAAGGTCTCAAATTTATGATTCATTTGGGTCTATAATTATTGGAGGAGATTATTATAAACAATCAGCTCCACTTGCTAGTCAAAATCCAAACAAAATAAGCGCATCAACAACTTCTTCGATTATAAGCTCATATAATAGTACTATAAATCGTGGAGGAATCTCAACTATAATAGGAGGTGATGATAATAATATTCTTTTTTCTTCTGAGACTCCATACGTTTTTACTACTTTGACTTCTGGCATTATTGGTGGTGAAGAAAATGTTTTAGGTACAGCATTTGAACCATTGTCGCAACCAGATGTACTTACTTATAATTCTTTTGCTGTAGCAAGTAAAGGTTCTACAATTACTGCATCAAGAAATTGTATTATTTTAGGGAGTGAAGATTGTGGAATGACCACACGTCCAACAGGTAATGTTAAAAATAATGTTATTATTGGCACTAATACTTCTGCAATTGTATCGTTTTCCCAGACTATAAAAAACAATGCAATAATAGGGGGGGTTAAGAATAATATTTTTTTACAAGACATTAAAGATACTGTCATTATGGGTACTGGGGTAATAAACTCTATTCCTTCAACTTATGGCGCCAGCTGGCAATTAGGGTGGGGTGGGGCATCTCCTGCAGTGGCAAGCTTTGCTAATAGAACAATAGTATTTGATTTTGTAAATGGTAATGGGATGTGGGACGGCACAGCTACTTTAAGTCCCGCTGATTATGCTGAATACTTTGAATGGAATGATGGCAATCTATTAAATGAGGATAGGGTGGGGTATTTTGCTTCTTTAGTTGTCGAAAAAGTTGAAATAGGGAATCAAAATATAGTTGGAATAGTTTCATCAAATCCAGCTTTAATTGGTAATTCTGCAGAATTAAAATGGAATAAAGTATACTTAACAGATGAGTGGGGAATAAAAATTTATAATACTTACAAGAAATATAGTTTATATGATAATTATATATACATAGATGAAGATGATAAAATTTATGCAGACCCACCAAATTCTCATAATATTTTAGGAACATTATTTATTGGAGAAACTAATGATAAAGTGTTTGTAGAAGATATAAAAATTGAAAAAATAAACCCAGATTTTGATATAAATTCATCATATGAACCTAGAAGTTCAAGAAAAGAATGGTCTCCAATTGGAATGTTAGGAAAGTTACACGTTAGAACTGCAGAACAAATAACAGGTAACACAATTAGTGCAGACTCTAATGGAATGGCTATAAATGGAAATGATTATCATGTTTTAGAAAACAAAAAATCTTATGATGGAAATTATGGAATTGTTAAAATATTATTTAAATAAAATAAAATGGCAGATTTAATACTTACAAGTAATACTACATATGAAGCTGTTGATTTAATTAATGGTGCACTTTCTGGTTTGACAAATTTATGGTCTGCTAGTACTGGTGACAATTCTTTAATAGCGTTAAACGATTCTGGGAATTTGGCTTCTGAAAATTCAGCCTATGCAGAAGGTTATGCTACAACCTCTAGTGGCTTCGCCTCTCATTCTGAAGGTTATATGACAGTTGCTAGCGGTAACTACTCTCATACAGAAGGGTATAAAAATACAGCTCTTGGAATCGCTTCATTTGCTGGCGGTAGCGGCTCTACAGCTGACGGTAATCAATCTTTTGTTTTTGGAAAAAACAATTCATCTACGATAGACAATAGTGCTGTGATGGGTGGTTATGAAAATGTGGTGTCAGGTAGCTCTGGTAGTAATTCAACAATATTTGCAGGCTATAAAAACAAAATTAACCTTACTGGCAACAGTACTGATACATCAACAATTGTCGGTGGAATAGAAGGTTGTATTGCAGGAAATAATGACATGACAGGAATTTTTGGAGGATTTAGAAATGCAATTTCTTCAACAACTAGTAACAACAGTGTTATAATAGGTGGTGAATATAATGTTATGAATGGTGATAATATTAAATCTTGCGTTATTTTAGGAGGTCACTCTGGGTCTACTGAAGGTAATAATATATCAAATTCATTTGATACTTCAATTATAACTAGTAGAAATTCATCTATAAATTTTGATAACAATGGTGCTGGAGAGGGTAATCAAATAATATCTAGTTGGAATAGCTCAATTGATGATTCGTTAGTTAGCTTTATTCATAATGTTAATTATTGCTCTATTTTAGGAGGGTATAATAACAATATAAGACCAACATTGCAATTTCCGCCAGGTAATTTAATAAAAAATATTGTAATTATTGGAGGTGAAGATAATGAGTCTGGTGGAGGTGTTGGAGCTTTAGGTAATGGTAATAATTCTGTTACATTAGCAGGTTCTGGCAATACTAATTGGGGTAAAAATTGTGTTATAGCTGGTGGTGATAACAATCTTATAGGAACTGGTATCGCTGGAAGCCCTATTGAAAATTGTGTAATATTTGGAAGTTATAATAAAAATACAAACTCCTTACATGATGATTGCATTCAAATGGGAAACTCTTCAGTTCCAAGGTCTGCACACACAATAACTATGGGCTATAATGCCACACCAACAGCAGGAAGTCCTGTTAACAATAGAATAGCTTTTAATATGGAATTTGGTTCTGGTATTTTTGAAGGAAGTATTGATGCTGGTCCCGCTGATTATGCAGAGTTTTTTGAGTGGAATGATAGCAATCTATTAGATGAGGATAGAGTAGGATATGCCGTTTCTTTGGTTGGTGATAAAATTGAAAAAGGAAATAATAATATAATAGGAATTACATCTGCAACTCCTGGCTTTACTTGTGACTCAGCGTCTTTAGCTTGGGATAAATTATTTTTAAGAGATGAATTTGGAAGAAAAATAGAAGAGGAATATGATTTATATTTAATAAATAGTGGACAAACAGAAATTTATATAGATAATAAAAATAACACTTTTAAAGAACCGCCTAACCCAGAAAATATGGTTGGGGAGCTTTGTGAAGAAAATATAGATGATAAAGTTTTTAAAAAGAAAGTTAGACAATATAAAATTAATCATGACTTCGATAAAAATCAAAATTACACAACAAGAGCTGATAGAAAAGAGTGGATTGAAGTTGGTTTACTTGGCAAATTAGATATTAGAACTTCAGAACAAATAACAGGAAATAAAATTAGTATAGACTCTAGTGGGATGGCAATAAATGGAACTGATTATTATATTTTAGAAAAAACAAAAGATTATGATGGGGACTATGGTATTGTTCAAATATTATTTAAATAATTATAAAAGAAAAAGAAATGGCTTTTGAAAACATACTTACTGGGGACACTTTTAATGAAGGTAGAATTAAAATAAATGAAGGTTTTAATGAGTTTGATTTATGGGATGGAACTTCTTATGGAAATACTGTTTTTATTAATAGTCAATATCCGAATTCCACAACCTCTGAACAAACACCTTCAGAAGGTTATAATACAGTGTTCGGAGCCAATAATATTGCAGTAGAAGTTAATCCAATTTTTAATGGCACATCTAATGTAGTTATAGGATATTCAAACATATCTAAAGGAAACGTGTCTCATGCCGAGGGATATTTAACAACTACTCTTGGTAACTATTGTCACTCTGGTGGGTTTAATACTACAGTTAGCGGCTCTTCATCTTTTATACACTCTAAAAAACAATCTAGTACAATAGCTTCTGGAGTTGATTCTGCGGTGCTATTTCAATATGATTCTGCAATATTAGGAGGTAGTGACAGTTCTATTATAAACTATAGAGACGCTTATGCGTCATATGATGATGGTGAAATTGCGGGAAATAATTTTATACTAGGTTCTAAAGAAGTTTATATAACAGCGCAAGATGACCCAGACGATGGGAATGGGAATCCAGAGGGTCAAGCAGGTTATAGCGTTATTGTTGGCTGTAGGTCAGATGTAATAAATCCCAATTCAGAAATATATAACGAAGGAGTGTATGGCTCAGCTTTAATAAACACTTCTTTTTCTTATGTAAAACAAAATGGAGATAATGATTTTGGTGTTCCTATTTCTACAAGCAATGCAATAATTGGAGGTAGAAGAGGTCAAATTGAAAATTCAGATTCTTCTACAATAATTGGTTCTGGTGGGGCTGGTTTGGGTTCTACTCCTTATAATTTTATTAAAAAAGCTAAAGTTTCATCTATTATAAGTAGCTTAAATTCTAACATTGATAACGATTCGGCAATTTATTCATCTATTAAAAATTCAGTAATTTCTGGTGGTGAGGGGGATTTAATTACGATAGATATAGGTACTGGGGGTCAATCTGACTCGACTGTGGATACTATATTAAATTCAGTAATTATTGGTGGAAATGGAAATACTATTGCTAAATATTTTGAATCTTATGCTAATGACAACGCGAATCCTACTAAAAATTGTGCAATAATTGGCGGAGAAAATAATGGAATTTTAGGAGCAAATATTAATCAATGTGTTATAGTTGGAGGAAATGAAAACAAACATCAAGCCACTAACGCATACTACGCCTTTAATCCTCAAAATAACGTTATTTTAGGAGGTGAAAATAATATTGTTAGTACTGGATATTTTGGAGCTGTAAATAATTGTGTTCTCTTAGGAGGTAAAAACAACAGACTTCAAAAAGACTCTGCTACTAGTCTTAATGTGTCTTCAGTAATTGCAGGCCAAGGATTGTGGAGTAGCTCTATAGTGGCAGCGAGAACAAACTCATTTCAAGCAGGATATAGTTTATCAACCACTCCAAGTACTAGTGTTCGCACAATTTATTTGGACATGGAAAATGGAGACGGTCATTGGGATGGAGGTCTTAGTGTTGGCACAGCAGATTATGCTGAATATTTTGAATGGCAAGATGGAAATTTAAATGATGAAAAAAGATATGGTTATTTCGTTTCTTTAATTGGAGATAAAATAGAAATAGGAAATTCAGATATAGTTGGAATTGTATCCCCAACCCCAGGATTTATAGGAGATTCGGCATCATTAAAGTGGAAAGATTTTCATTTAAAAGATGAATTTAGAAGAAAATTAAAAATTGAATATAAAAAATATATAATATCTGGGCAGACGTCTGTAAATAATATAGTTGAACCTTATGAAATTATTGACTTTAAAAATTTAGACAAACTTAATAAGCTTTCATATACTGGTAGTACATCAAATGTTTATGATAGTGAAATTGTAGAGTTTTATATAGACGAAGATGATAATATATATAAAAACTATCCAAGCGCTGGTAATTTAGAAGGAATCTTATATACAGGAAGTACTGAAGATAAAATTTATATTGGAAATATTTTTGAAAATAAAATAAATCCAAATTATAATAAAGACCAAGAGTATTTATCTAGAAAAGAAAGAAAAGAGTGGTCACCAATTGGAATGTTAGGGAAATTACATGTTAGAACTTCTGAACAAATAACTTCAGATAAAATTAGTGTTGATTCTAATGGTGAAGCTATAAACGGAACTGATTATCATGTATTAAAACCAATAAAAGACTATGATGGAGATTATGGTATTGTTCAAATATTATTTAAATAATTATGCCTAGAATAGATTTCGATAATAATAGAGGAGAAAATTTAGCAGACCCCAAATATGATAAGGACGCTGTTAATAAAAGAACTTTAAGGAGAGGTGTAAAAACTATTGAAGACTCTTTTTTAGCTCTTACTGGAGGTACTGTAAATGGTAATGTTACTATAACTGGTGACACAATAGTAAGTGGAAACACTACAATAGGTGGAAACACTACAATAGAAGGTAGTTTAATTGTAAGTGGTAGTACAACAACTGTTGGTGCTAGATTTAAAAAGGTTAGAGAGATTACGATAACCGATGGTAGTTGGTCTGGTGCTGGCGAACCTGAACCAATTAATGGAGACGATGAAATAGTTTTCGTTACCGACAACACAGTGGGTGGAATTCCGATTGACGAATTTAATATTGATTTAAGTAATGTTATAAATTCAAGCCCTGTTGGTAGGGTTATTGAGATAGTTAACGTAGATTCAGGTTCAGCAGGTTTAATAATTGGTGCATATGCACTAGCTATTATTGGAGGAGGTTTTACCACATATACAATTAATGGAGTTACAGGTACGCCTAAAGTGGGCATTTGTGGTACAGTATATCAATCTATAACAATCGTTAAAAGAGCCGATTTTGAAATTGTATATTATGGAACAGGTTTATAATTAACTATTAAGACCTTTAGAAATGTTGTTAAAATCTTGGTTTACATTGATGTTATTTCTAATTTGTCTAATATCTACACTTCCTTGATTAAAATCTTTCTTTCTAGTATATAAATTATACTGTCTATATATGTTTCCGTTTTCATCGAAATAAGTCAATATACCAGTAGAATTATCTCTTGTTGTATTTCCATATAGAGCGTATGACAAAGTTTTTACATCATGCTCTACCATTTCAACTTCTATATGAACTGGGTCGAAGTACGTATTAGTTAAAAATATTTCTTGTCCTGCAGAACCTATATTTCCTCCGCCTTTACCAGAAACTAAACTTCCTTCATCAGGACTTACTGTCAAAAAGAGAGCGTTACCTGAAGAGTCTAAAATATAGCTAATTGCCCCTCTATTTATAGTGTTGTTATTTGTTGCTGGGGACACTAGGTCACTACTTGTTATTATTTTATTAGAATTTTTTATTTTTATACCTGTATTTTTATCAATATATTCAACCGACCAACCTACTAAGCTATTTGTTTTTTTAAATTGAGATGATGGTATTACTATTCCTTTTTTTGAAATTTGAACTCCAATTTCATCTTCTGTAACTACTACTGAACAATCTGAAATTGTCAGCCTGAAAGTTTTAGGTTTTATTAGTACTGAATAAAATCCAAGTTCTGTAAAGACATTTGCTGGCAATCTTAATTTATACATGCCGTCTGCTCCTAGCATTTTTAACAAATCACTTTCGCTAATAGTGTCATATAGAGGTTTAAAAGCAATTTCTCCTGTAGATTCTCTATCTGGTGAGAACGCATACAAAACATCTACTTCATCAGCAGTAACATCTGCCAGTTTTTTTGTACCATATATACCTACACTCATAGTAATGTTTTATTTATATAAATATAGTGAATTAAAAATATTTTGAAAGTATTAAATTGTTTATTTTTTATTTCTTAAAGATTTTATAATATTTTAAGCATCTTTAATATTTTTTTTAATATATGATTTATTTGGTATATAGTTTAAAGAATTAAATTTTGAGTCAGTCCAAATTTCAAATGGGTCAGTTTTTTTATTTAAATCAACAAAGCAATTTTTTAAAACCACCCCATCTTCTATACAGTCTGAAAAATACTTTGAATAATCTGTAGAAAGTACTGATGCTTCTGTTTTTCCTATTTTTAAATTTATATAATAATCATCTTGAGTAATCCCAGAAGTTAAAGCAAAATTGTCACCAGGAGAAACAAATGGGTCTACATCATTAGTTACATATTCAGCTTCTAATTCTGTAGCTCCACTAGTTGTTTGTATAATTTTATTTATAGATTTATTGATTCTTGTCTTACTTTCATAATTAAAATTATTATCTTGAAATTCAACATTTTTTGTTGATAACAAACTTTCAAATAGAAGAAATTTAGAAGGTTCTTTATTTAATTTAACCTTTTGTTCATAATAGTTGTTTAATATAGGATAGATTTTAATTGGTTTAGTATATATGAATTCAAATTCTTCTTTTTTTAATAGGCTTTTTAGATATTTTATAAAATTATATGTAATTTTAATATTGTCAGGATTTTCTAAATATTGTATTACATTATTTTCATTTACTAATTGTCCCGATTCTATGACTGAGTTATCATAAAATAAATAACCAGACTCACTTATTAGATTGGAACTAAGCTCAGCTCTAGGAAGATTTGAATTTAGAGTGGATGGTGTTATTACTATTTTATACCTTCTAATCATTTATTTATTTATTTATTTATTTATTTTTATATCGTACTTTTTAGCTTTAACATCTACCGAACCAACCGACTCTTTAGGTTGTGGTGTTACAGATTTTATATCTCTAAAAAATCCTAATTCTATAAAATATGGATTAAAAAACTGTCTTTTAATTTCTGTTTTTAATGGGTCGATTTCAATGTCTACATATTCACTTATTGATATATCTTCTATTATAGATATGGTTACGTAAAAATCTTTATCATAAGAGTCTGATATTACACCATCAGTTCTTATAATTCCCTCTTGGGTTTTATTTAATCTTATTTTATGTTTTTGTATAGCCTCCATATAAATGTGTTCATATATAAATATTATTATTTAAATATTTTAAGTAATTCCACTAAAAGAAGGGTTTCCACCAAAATCACCAGCTGGGTTTGGGTATGATTCTATTGGTATTAAAGAATTATTTAAAAAGCTTCCATTACATGTTACATAGTTTATTTCATATGGAGTAAATGCTCTTGTTACTTTTGTATAAGAGTTGCTTCCACCACCTCCGAAATTACTAAATCCACCAGTTGTAGTTTCAAATATTTCATTTAAAAATATAGTACCATTCATTTCTACTACTTTTGGACCATTTCCTGTAATATTATCTTTAAAAGTATCAGGAAAAACAAATTTTGCTTGTATATTTCTATTTTTAACTAATTGAACTTCGTTAAATGTTAATTCAGACTCTAAAAACTCTAAGTTTTTGGAAGACACTCCTGCAATTGTTAGTTGTTTATTTTCATCTATTAATATGCCAAGTTTGCTTGAATAATATCTTATTTTTTTACCTGCAGTAAAACCATCAACAATGAAGTCTCCGCCATCAACTCTTTCAAGTTCTTTTTTATTTTTTACATCTGATTTTATAACAAATGATTCATTAGAAAGTATTCTGCTTTTTACATTTTCAATTCGGCTAGTTAGAAAGTATTTAGAGTTTTCTGGGTTTGCCGTTGCCTTTATCGCTTCACTCTGCATTGGTATTATTACTTTAGGAAATATTCTAGACTTTATTTCTTCGATAGAGTTTCCATTATTCCCATAATTAAAAGAGTTTTGTGGGCTAGATATGTTGCTTGCTTTTATTCTAAATTCATATCTTGACTTTAAAAATTGATTTAATTGTTTTTTTAGACCATAATTAGATGGTAAATCTATTATTACTTCCCTAAACCCTGATGGTTTTGATACTGTGAATTTAGCGACAACTTCATCTGTCTTTACAGTCTTGTAACCTTTTTCAAATGAAATAAATAATTTTGATGGAGTATCTTCTTCTCCCACACCTTCAACAAATATTTGTTCGCCTTTATTTATTATTTCTATTGTATATTCAAAATCATCAGTAAAACTCTTGAAATCGCCATTTCCATTACCAACTTTCAGTCTTAACTCTTTTTTTTCTGTTACCAACGAATCGTTCATTCTAAACATTCCGTACCCTTTATTAAAATTGCCAGGCATTATATATCTAGTAAAATTAGGTATCATACTATCTTTAATTGTTATAATATGTTCATTAACTTCATCATTAGATATGATAACATTTTGAGATGGATTTTTTAATTTAAGATTTATATTTAAGTCGTTGGCATATTGAAAATCGTTTAATATTTCAACGTCAAACTTAGCACTTGAAACTCCTTCTGTAAGTAATATTGTCTTTTCAAATGCTCCAACAATCTCTGTTTCAAAATTATAAACAAATTTTGCTTGTATATTTCTATTGTTTCTATCGCGGTTATTGTCAAAACTTAATGGCGAACCCAAAAGAAGTAGTTTGGTGTTAGTGACTTGTAAAATTAGTATTGTTTTATTTACATCTATGTCTTTACCCCTTCTTCTTGAAGAGTAATTTAAGTTTTTGCCTGAAATAAAACCATCAGCTATAAAACTTCCTCCATCAGTTCTTTTAATTACACCACCCTTACTATTTCCTCCTGGTAGATTTATGCCTTGTGTCTTAATTTCTAAATCTTCGACAACATATTCTATTTTATCACTACTTGTTGTTATTGTAGTGGTGTCAGTTCCTAAAAAGTTTTTGCCTAATATAGCTGTAGAATTTATTAAATCTGCATATACTACTACTGTTTGGTTTGGTACATTCATCGGCCTATCAAGAAACAACTCTACAGATACAGTAGTTGCACTTTCAATTATTTCTTTTGATGGCACTGCAAAACTTATAGGTATAGGCTTATCTTTATCTTCTATTGTCAAAAAGAATTCATTATTTTTTTCGTTTTCTTCTAAAAATTTAAAATTATTAAATCCGAAAGAAACTTTTTCTGTATTTTCTACATATAAATCATCTAACAATTCTACTTCTACTTTTTTATACTGTTCACCTATTTCCCATTTTAACGTTTTTGTTTTTAATAAAAAATCTTGATTGGGATTTCTTGTCGTTTCATCATTTTTAACATAAACACCTACCTCTTCTATTCCATATATACTGGGGTAATCTAATTTTGCAAAAAATTCAAATTTACCAAAACTCTCATCTACTGTGGCATTGTTTATGTTTGTTGAGCCAAAAGAAGAGTTTATTGATGAGTTTAATGAATCAATAACTTGTTTAGAAGTATTTTCAATTTCAGAATTTTCTATTAATGACTTTGTGTTATTTATAAATTCATTATCTAAAGAGTTTAAAAAAGAAACTTTTGGAGCTCTATATAAATTTAAATCAGACTTAATCCAATGTGTATCATAAAGAAATTTAAAATCATTCTCTACTATTGTCTCATTTCCTTTTAGGTCTATTTCTAAAGTTTCAGTTCCAAAAGGTATTTTAGTTCCTTGTGAATTATAATATATAAATGGCACTTTTATTTTAGCATAAAGTTTTTTTTCGCTACTTTTTATTGTTAAAATTAACTCTTTATTTTCACCTATTCTTCTATTTCTAATGGGACTAATTTCAAATATAAAATAATATGAACTCTTTTTTTTCCAAAATATATTTTTACTTAAACTCCCACCGCTAGAAAGAGGTATTGTATTTATTTTATGATAAGGTTTTGGTGTTATATTTGTACTAAACTTAGGAGAATATAGTGAATCTTCATGATTTGTTGATATTTCTATTTGTAAATTTTCAGTATCAGAAAAATTAGACTCGCAAGTTCCATATACACAAAACTTTAAAGACTTTTCTCTTTCTTTTGTAAATTGTTCCTTTAAATTAAAATTATTATTTATTATTTCATTAACTAATTCATCAGAATCTCTAGAAAGTTCTAAGTTTACAAAAACATCCTCATTTTTATATGGGAATAAATCTTTTTTTCCTAATACTATTTTTAACTTTTCTTTCATTTTATTCGGATGGGGCTGTTACTGTTCGAAATACTACATATCCTCCGTTGCTACAGCTTGCAAAAGTAGAAGCTGCTGAATATTTTGAACTATTAATTTCGAAGGTTGGGGCTGAATTGCTTTGGACAACTAAAACTCCATTAATATAATGTGTCGATGTATTGTTGTGGTCATTGTCACATTTTTGAAATTGATTTTTCTTTTTTCCTGAAGTATAAATGTTCACACTACTCTGACTGTTTGCTATTGATGAGCGTATATAATATGTTGGCACTTCTGCTTTAGGGAAGCCTCCTAATACAAATGAATAGTAATTTGACTTCTTCAGACCAACCTTTTTCATTTCACCAGTTTCAAAATAGATTTGATATTTACAATCATTGTAAGTGTTTTCTAATTCATCAAAAAGACTATTTGTTTGAAATTCAATAATTCCTCCTGTTGCTATAGGAAATTCTACCGATTTGCCCACCTCTACATCTTTGGAAGTTCCATTTACTTTAACTGCTCTCTGTATACTTCCATCATTTCTTATGTAAACTTTCATTGCTGTCGCAAATTGTGTTGAATTGTTTTTGTCAGTCCTGATTCTTAATTTGGTTTTATCTTTATTTTCTTTATCAACCCCAGCCAACACATCTCCAACATTTAGTTTAAAATATTTAAAAACCTCAGGAGGCCTTGGTACTATTAAATCATCTACAGTATCATCTATTACTCTATATATATCTAAAGAACCTGCTCTAAGCCAAATTGGTAAAGTAGAATCTAAGCTTAGCCATATTTGTTCACCCTTTCTAAACATGCCACTGTCTAAATAGGTTTTTGGAATAAATCGTAATTCTCCACTATCTGCAGGTGGCGTATATTTTGAGTTTATATCTGATTCTAACATAATGTCGCCCCAACTTCGACTGTCAATTCTTCCCCAACCTTCTGGTTTTAGCCAATATGAAAATCCTGACTCAACTCTTTGATATCTCTCTCCATCTTTTATGGTGTAGTTTTCCGTAAAGCTATCTTGATGATATTTCGGCCTAAAACCATTAGACCACTCATCATCCCATCTTGAACCTTGTTCGTACTTATATATTCTATATCTAGTAATAACTGTTCCAAACCTATTAAAAATACTCTCACCAGACTCAAAACCTTTCATTGAAGAATATCCATGCCCTACGTTGTCATCTTCATCAGGATATACAAAAAGGCCTGGCATGTCTCCGTCTACATATCTAGGTTGCAACTTTATATTTTGGTCTCTATTTTTTGTACTAACTTTAGGAGTTCTTGGTATTTTATATTTATTTGGGTAATTTATTGTCCAAGGCCTTTCATAAGGAAAAACATTTGAAGAACTTCCAGGCGGTTCACCAGTCGCATCGGCTATTGAATTGCCAGGACCTCTATTAATGTCAAAGTGACTAGATTTTTGTTGAAAATCTGCTCTTGCTGTGATTGCTCTTCTTATAAATCCTGTAGCTCTATATAATGGCGTTTCGACATCGCCTCCATATAACATTTTCATTTCATAACAAGATAACCAAACTCCTTTTTTGTTGCTTAGACTTTTTCTCTCAGAATTAAGAGAAGCTCGTCCATTTGGGTCATATAAGTTTGCTGGCAATTTAAATGCTTGAAATCCATCCCCTCTATATTGTGCTTTATATTTAGATGTTTTAACTTCAGTAGACCACCCAACCCTTTCAGTTTCATCTCTACTATATATATCTAAAACTTCAACAAGCTCATTAGTTAATGGGTAACCTTCTTTTGTCATGTCTTTTACTAAGACATTTAACGACTGAAAGTCGCCTCCTGCTAATAGTTCTGAAAGATTTTCTTGATTTCTTGAAATAGGAGATATGTAATAAGTACTCCATTTTCTCATATCTACATTTGCAACTATATCTACTTGAGTGTATCCAGTTTGAAAAGAGCCCCAAGAAGGACCTACTCCTACTGGTATTTGTCTAAAGTAAAAATGAGGAACGCTATCAACATTTGGACTTGTTGAAGTTGGGTATGGAAAAAAATTTAACCTAACTTCATCTTTTGTCATCCCTTGTTTTAGTAGGTCAACTTCAAACATTAATATTCTATCACCAGTTGGAACATTTTCTATTATAAATTCTCCATTTTGGTCTGTTATGGTAGAGTATAAATATTGTTCTGGCACATTTAATGAGTTAACACCTTTTAGTATAGGGTTAACATTTTCAATACCTTCTGAATTAAGGTTTCCTTGATATTTTTTAGCTGCTTTTGAGCCAACATCAGTAACCCAAGAATGTTCATCTGAATAATCCCATCTATTTGAGTTTTCTAAAATATTAAGAGATATTCTATTTCCATCATCATCAGTAGATGATGTTGTTGGAAATTTATCTGACGGATTAAATATTACAACTGGTACGTTTCCTAGTGGTATTTTTATTCGCTCTCCATTTTCGTCTATTAACTTTTGTCTTGCATATAAAGTACCCATTACAACACCTGTACTAGATTCTTGATTAGGAAATTCTGATAGTGGATTATTTTTTACACTTAAAGTATCTAAAGTATCAACACTTCTTATGAGAGATATGTCAACATTATAATCTTGTTTTTTCTCCTTTTTAAAAAACACACCAGTATAAGAACTTGAACCAGACACTGCATCGCCCTCCCTTTTAAAAAAAGATTTAGCATTTATTTGGTTTTCATCTAATACTGAGTCTTCATAATTTATAGAATATTTTTTTCCTTTTATAACATTTTTAGACTCTTCTTCGGTTAAAAATTCATATTCTGTACTTAAAGGCTTTCTCCTAAAGTAAGAGCCATCTATCTTTTCAAGTAATTCAATTATTTCATTATCATTTCCAATTAAACCGTAAGACTCTTCTTCTTCTTTAAACAATTGATTCCAAGGCCCTGTTACTGGGAATGAATCTCCGTTAGATGTGAAAATTTGGTTAATACGAGATATATTTGCATCTACATTTGTGAAATACACACCTATATTAATATCTTTTTCAACTGTTATTTTTTTAATACTTTCTGACATCAAACTTGTTTAATTCTATACTTAATAGATAGTTAAATTTAAAAAAAAGTCAACTTTTAATCTATTTCAATAGAGAAATATAAGTCTTCTTTTAGTATTTTTTTTGTGCCCAACTCATTAACTCTAAGTTCTATTTTATAATTTTGATTAGATAATAGCCATGAAGTATCTATATCTATAAATGATTTAGAGCAATTATCTATTACAATAGTATTAAATTTTGACCAAGGTATAATTTCTGTTATTTGATTTTCAACAAGTCTATATTCTAGTCCATAATATTCATTTGGAGATTTTGTACTATAATTAATTCTAGTGTCAGCATAAACTCTTATAATTTCACCTTTTTTAATTATAGAATTATTAGATATACCATATAAATCAACAACATAATCGTTAGTTTCTTTTGGATAATTATTATAATAACTTCCTAGGATTTGAAATGTTTGTTCAAAATTTTGCTTATCTACTCCTGGGTTGAATGTTACATCATTCCAAACATCTTTATATCTTTGTGACTTTGTTGCTGAACTCATTAGTATATCAACATAATAAAAGCCTTTTGTCAATAAGGTTGGAGTTAATCCTGTGTAAACATCTACATTAGAAACTGTTTTTATAGAAACTGTTCCTGCAGAAAAATAATTTGCCGATGTATTACCGCTATAAACGTTTAAAAACAATCTTGAAACCCTATCATTAGCAACTCTCAATCTATCGTCTCTTACTATTTGACTATCATACACCACTTCTATATATGGTTTAAATGCTGTATTAGTTTTTTCCGTAAAAAATCTTGACAAATATCTAGTATTTCCACTTATTAACTCATACTCTCTAGCATAAGCTATAGCAAAGCCATTATTTTGCGAACCGCCACTCAACCAATCTTTTACCATATCGGTAACGTCCATATCCATATCTTCATCTCCTTTGTCAAAATGTTGAGTAGAATATTGTGTAACAGCAGTTGAGCCTGTTGGATTAGTAAATACGCCTGGCTCGTCCCATTGAGTTATACTTGTTGCATAATTCCAATTAGAATAACCAGTTAAATTAGTATCTCCTTCTGCTACTTTTATAAATTCAGTACCCAATAAGTCATAGCCCCTGCCTTGGTCCCAATATTTATTTATTGGAAATGCTACTAGGTCAAATGATGTTGCAATTCTTTTTTTTCTTTTTGCAAATTCAAAATCAGAATCTAACAATTCATTATCTGGGACTACGTTTGTCATCTTTAATCTATAAGAAGAAACAAAGTTTGGATTTATATCTTTTGAATTTATTTGAGACTGTAATTCATCTAAGTTAAACTGCACTAAATGTCTTGAAATACTAGCTCTACTAGAACTTTCACCATACCATAGTAATGCCCCAGGATTATACCCAGAATTAAACTCTTTATAATACCCACTAGCTATAGTATTACTTTTGTTAGGATATATTCGAAATCTTCCCATTTTAATTATTTAAAAAATCATATTTATTATACAAATATAAATAGTATTCGAAAAAAGTCTTTATTTTTTTTGCTTTTACTATTTATTTATATAATAAATAAAGAATGGCAAGAGGCATAAATATAAAGTTCCCTTTTAAAGAAACGATAAAAGGTGGTGTTTTTGATGTTAATAAAACAACGGACGAAGCTCTGAAAGATGATTTAATTTCATTATTAACTACAAAAAGAGGACATAGAGTGATGAGAAACAATTTATACTCTCCTGTTTATGATTATTTAATGGAGCCTTTAGATGATTTTTCACAAAAACAACTTAAATTAGAAATAGAAGAAAAGGTAGAGTTATTTATACCTCAAATAATTATAGATAACATAATATTCTCTGAAGATACTGATAATAACTTTTTGTCAATAAAAATATTTTTTATAATAAAGAACTTTTATGAAATAAAAGATTCTATAACTCTAAATATACCAAGAGAACATGATGCACAATAATAATAATAATAATAATAATAATAATAATAATAATAAGATATGCCAGAAATAAAAGAACAAAATTATTTAAATAGAGATTTTGATACTATATCGGCTGATATAGATAGTATATTAAAAACATACTTCCCAGAAGAGTGGCAAGATTTTAATGTTAGTAGTGCTGGTATGGCGCTCGTTGACTTGTTAGCATATGTTTCTGATTTACTATCTTATTATACAGATAAAAGATTTAATGAACTTTTTTTAGACGGAACAAAAGAGCCTAGCTCAGTATATAGATTAGCTAAAACTTTAGGCTATAAAGTTCCTGGCAGAAAGGGCTCTTCTACTTTGGTAGACATAGTTATTAGAGTTCCAATAACCAGTACAGGTCCAGATGTTCAATATTTACCAATATATAGACCTGGGCTTCGAATAGAAGGTGGTGGGCAAAATTTTGAAACTCAAAATCAAATAGATTTTTCAAATGATTATTCAGAGACTGGTGCTGCGAATAGAGTTGTGGAGCCAGTTTTTGATGCTTCACAAAATATATTAGAATATAAAATTACTAAAAGAGAGTTTTGCGTGGCTGGTACTACTACGGTTTTTAAAAAAATTATTACAGAACAAGAATCTAATACACAATTTTTAGAAATATTTTTACCTGGTAGTAATACTTTAGATATTGTAGATGTAATAGCCTACCCTACTACAGACTCATCTTTTACGCCAACATATACAGACTATAAGAATTTTGAAATTAAATACTATGAAGTAGAGCATTTGGCAGATTCTAAAGTTTTTATAAATAAAGATAATGATTCAGACTCTTCCGCTGGCACTTGGGTAGAAGTTAATAGAAGGTTTACTAAAGAATTTTCTCCAAATGGAGCTTGTTCTTTAACTTTTGGTTCAGGCACTCCTAATGTTGATGCTTATGCAGAATATTTAAACAATCTCACAATAACTAATGCTGGTGATATTGATTATAAAAAAATGTTTAACAATACTTCTTTGGGTTCAAAATTACCAGCGCAACACACTTTATTTGTCAAATATAGAATTGGTGGGGGTGAGTCGACAAATATAGGCGCTAGAGTTTTAGGTTCAGTTTCAAATATAGATGCCGTAATATTAGGTGTAGACGCTGCAAAAAATGATGCAGTCTTATCTTCAACCAGAGGAACAAATGTTATTCCTGCGCTAGGAGGTAAAGGGCTTCCAAGTCCACAAGAAATAAGATATGCAGCATCAAGTAATTTCGCATCACAAGAAAGATGCATGACTATACCAGACTATTTAGCTAGAGTAAAGCAAATGCCAGGAACTTTTGGAGTTCCATTTAGAGTTGGAGGCAAAGTTAATGATAATAAAATTCAAATATATATAATTTCTAAAGATGGAAATGGAAAACTAACAGAAAATTCAACTAGTGTAGTAAAAGACAATATGGTACAATATCTTTCAAGATATAGAATGATAAACGATTTTGTTGAAATAAACGGAGCAAAAGTTATTAATTTAATGTTTGAAATAGACTTGTTGACAGATAAAAGTTATAATGCAAACGAAGTTAGGTTAGAGGCATTACAAAATATGAAAAAATATTTTAATGTTGATGAATGGGATATGAATCAACCTATATATATATCTCAATTAACAGATAATCTCAGAGATATTCCTGGGGTTATAAATGTGGTTGAAATTAAAGCATATAATTTAGAGGGAGGAAAATACTCTTCAACTTTAATAACTCAAGCAGATGGTCCTAGTGAATTTTTAAATAATAACCCAAATGTTGCTGGTAATACTAATAATTCTGGAGCTAGAAAGACTTTGATAAACTATATAGATAACTCTATATTATCAACTCCTCTATCTATGTTTGAAATTAGATATCCTGATACAGACATATTAGTAAGAACAAGTTAATTTGTTCTTACAGAATTGGAAAGTATTTTAGCCATAACAGTCTCGTCTTGGTAGGCTTTTAATTCAGAAACAAAATCAACTTCATCAAATTCAGGAGATACTGGGTTTTGCGGCTGATGTATATGTTGTAGGCAAAATCTTATTATTAATTGTAACAAACTTTCTAATTCGTCCCCCAAAACTAAAGGATGCAATTCTTTTGCTTGTTTCCCATAAATTTCCAGCCTTTTGTTTGTTTCAGTTTCTATATTAGGTAAAAAATTGTCATCAAAATCTAATAGTCTATTTTTGGCTGATGTTTTATCTGATGATATTAAATTTATATTAGAGCCTACGATATTTAATTGAGACCAATCTACGAGAGGAGGCGGCCCAACATCAAATGGTTCTTGTGGAGATACTGTACTTGTCTGTCTTAATTGAATAAAACATTTTGTTTCTTCATTTAACTTAAAGTTAGCTGAATTTTCATCAAATGCTCCTGCTCTTATTAATACTTCTCTAGATTTAAATATAATATCAGAATCTTCTTTTCCTTTTATGTAAATATATTTTTCATTATTATCAACAATTGAAGAATCTTCAGCTTGAACTTTTTTTTCTGCATTAAAATTTACAGGATTAAATAACTTAATAGCTGAGCCTGCACTTTCGTTTTTTTGCGTTGGATTTTTAACTCCTCTAATTGGACCTATATAATATCTGTCATTATCTGGTTTTGTTGGATTTGCAAATAATATATAAACTAATTCCCCAGGCTCTGGTATAGAACTAAAAAAATCAGGAATCAAAGGAAATGCCACTGCCCCTTCTTCAATTGCGTCTATGTTATTTTTGTCTTTTCCTGCAATTATTATATTGTTATTTTCATCTTTTGTTACTATTCTAACTTTTATTCTTCCCATTTTTGAAGAATCAACATTATCCATAACTTCAGCTAAATATATTATTTTATTACTCGTACTTTGAGCATTACTAGCTGTAGCCACTTGCTGCTGTACTGAGTGGCCTATATATTTCGAAAGAGAATCAGGTAACATAATTTCTATTTATTTTCTTTTATTTCACTAATTAATTGATAATATTTTTTTTCTAAAATATCTATTTCATCTAATACAGAATCTACAACTTTCTTTTTTTCATTAAAGTTATCAACAACATCTTGCAACTCTCTCAGTAGTTGTGTTTTGGATTTTTTAACCGCTTTTTCCATAATAATTAATTAAGTAGCAACTGCATTTCCTCCTTGAGGAAGTGGATTTTGACCTACACTGACAACTGGGCCTCCTGCATTTCCTCCATTACTTTGTACTAGCATACCCGCATCTACTGCTATATCTATTCTCATGTCTGACTGTATTGAATCTACAATCTCATCAGAAACAAGTTTAGTATATTCTTCCATAACATTTGTAGCGCCTCCCACCAGTGGGCCAGATGGAATTCCTATCTTATCAAATTTAGATATTATATTTGAAGAGATTGAATCACTGTCTAAACCTGGTCTTAAGTCAGCTAGTAATATTTGAAACAAACCTAACTTAGGAATTCTAATTTTGTCAAATTCAAAAAGAAATGAAATAAATTTAGCTAGTCCATCAGAATTTTGTAATTTTTTATTTGGTTTTATACATCCCATAATTATAAATACTTAGATAATATTTTTATATTTTATTAGAAAAGTTAAATATATCATTAATCCCACTAGTGTCGAACGCATTTTTATAAGCTGCCGCTTTAGATGCTACATCTGATATCTTATCAGCATTTTTTAATAGACTAAATCGTTCTAACATTTTTTTTCTTAATTTTATTATTTTTTCTAAAGCCTTTTCTTGTATTAGCTTTTTTATTTTAGGCTTTATTTCAGATAAAAGCTTTTCTAATAACATAGATAAAACTAAAGCATAAAGAGAGTCTATCAAACTTTGTGAAAAAGCAGACTTCTTTTTAAAATCTTCTTTATCTCCGCTCTTACAAGCATTAGTTATTTCACAAGGGCTAGATAATATTTCTGACGGATTAATATTAGGCTGATTAGTTTTTGAAAGTTCTCTATTTATAAAAGAAAAAACATCTCCTACAATTGGGTTTACTGAAAATGCTACACTTACATATTGTAATATTTTATCCATTAATATTTGGAAAAAACTTTTTTTGACCTGATTTCCATCTGCTGCATTTCTTTGAGCTTGAACTTCGTTTTGCATAAAGTTAGACAATAAAGTAAATGATGTTGCTGGGTTCGGCCTATCTGCCTCAGGCACCCCAGAAACTTCAGATGAAACTAAATCAAATTCTTCTATAAAATTTTCTGGTAATGATATTTCTACTTTTTGACAAGATATAAATAATTCTATTTTTCCTTTTTTTAATTGCTCTTTTAGTTCTACTCTATTGAATTCTAGTTGCTTATCTGTTTCGCTAGGATTATTAGTCACAGAAAACATAGCCTCACCACAAGCTGCAGAGTTTAATAGCTTTTCCTGCGTTTCTGGGTCTTCGCTCATTAATTCTTTAGGTCCAAATAACATTGTCATTATTTGTTTTACCAATTCTCTTTTTCCTAAAATTAACTCTGGTAATAAGTATTTATTTAGATATTGTATGTTTGTTAAGCCTATATCTAGTGGATTTATGGCAATAAGAGAGGAGATTGTATTTGATATGTCTTCAGATATTCCTTGACCAACCTCTTGAAATACAGCCCCTAACTCACCTCCAAATCTTGTTTCTTTAGGAACATCTAAATTTCCAACTGGTATATTTTCTAACGCCTCAGACTCTTCAATCTCTTCAGCGCTAACTCCTTCAGTCGAAGGAATTTCTCCTATTACTAAATTAATCGTTTCGCTTCCATCTGGGTTAATTGTAACCTGTTCTGTTATGGCAGTTCCTGCAGCAGGATACTCAACTCCATCAATTTCAAACCGCACACCATGTTGATATTTAACTTGTTCGTAAGATTTCTTAAGAGTTTCATTATTCCTAGTGGATGCTGTAAAATTTGGTAAAGAAATATTATTAGTTACATTAAACACTATTTCTTTGCTAACTTTTGGATACTGTTTAGATAGGCCTGTAGACTCGTCTATAACAACCTCATCTCCGTTATTTTGAATTATATATTGATAATTTTCAGCGTCCAGCTCTAAATCTGATAAGTAATCTATAGATTCATCGGGTTGTAAAATAAATAATCTTTCAAAAGTCGGTAGATTTGGATTGTTATTTTCAACCTTAAGAGTTAAAGTAAGACTTCCATCATCTTCATTAGCTTTAATGGAATTATGATAATTCTCTTCTGAAGAATTGTCAATTTTTGTATTTCCCCCTATTGTGTTTGAAAAATAATATCCTATAGGCTGGCCTTCTATAGTGTAGTAATATGCTACAGTACTTTCTTTTGGATAAACAATTCCATTGGGCGGTGTAAATCCTGTTTGTTGAGCTTCTTGCTTTAGTTGTCTTGTAACTTCTGCCACAGTTCTATATCCATTAGCCCCTTCTAATGTGGTAAACCTAGTAAAAGGAGGATACTCTGTGTCTGAGTCGAAGCTTGTGGAATCTCCGTTTATTGATGGGAAAATAGTAGTTCTTATTTCAAGTCCGAGTGGTCCATCTATTATACTAGAACTATAGGTATAAGTAAAAGAAGGCGACCCAGAAACTGTACTACCAGAAAGTAAGTTGTCAACCTCTTCAGTAGATGCGGTAGATTCTGTTGAACCTGTCGATTCTGTTGAGCCAGTAATAGTTAATAAATTATTATCTTCTAATTGAAAATTTAAAACATTATCTTTACCTCCTAATATTGTAAAAAACTCTTCCGTTTTCTCTTTGAAGGCATCAAAATCATATGATGACTTTACATTATATTTAGAAGACGCCAAATCTTTTATACTATAATTCCCTTCTCCATCTGTAGCAACTATCAATCTAGGTTCTGCATCTAAAATCTCAACATAAGCTCCTGGTATAGGTTCATTTTCTGTGTCAGTAACTTTTCCTACTAAATTTCCAAAAGGCAGAGATATTGTTGATATTTCAGTTGATGTCTTAGGATAGTTCATGCCCTCATTAACAAATCCAACTTCATTAGCTTTCTGTTGTAATTCAGATATAATTTCTTCAGAAGTTTTTTCACCAACTTCTGAAGGTGAATATATTATGTCAAAGTCATGAAAAACGCTATCATAATTGTTTTTTACTGTTACTATTATGTCCTGAGGTCCAACATTGGGAGATGGAGGGTTGGGTGCTGTGCCCCCTTCACTTATGGGTATAGTTTCATTTATTGAAGGATACTCAATGCCCCCTTCATAAAACCCAAGTAATTTTGCTCTCTCCATTAAAATTGTTAATATTTCTTCTGGAGTTTGTGAACCACCATATGAAATAGAGAAATCTTTTAATCCATAGCTGTTTGTAACTCTATAGTCAAATCCAAATTCAGGTGATTCTGCATTTTCCAAGAAATAGTCATATTGAATAGTGCCACTATTTTGTGAATTAACCGTCTCTCCTATTGCATCCCCTTCAAGTTCTGCAGGTTCTGTTCTTGAAAAGAATTTATATTCTAAAAATTCGAATTGTCTAAAATCTTCAGTGTTTTGTGTAGTTGTTGAACCTGAAGTTGAACCTGAAGTTGAACCTGAAGTTGAACCTGAAGTTGAACCTGAAGCTTCTG